GATGTCCGGCCTTCCACAGTGTGCGGGGTGTCTACCAGACCATTATGCGATCGGGGGTGTTCTACACTCGACATCGAGCGCGGTGTTCTGGTCGCTGCGTCTCCCGTCCTGGTCCCCCCGACGTGACAGGAACGGTGCCCCTTCGGGCAGCTCGGCCGGCATCCGTGCGGGGATGCCGGCCGAACGCCGTTTAGAGCTGGTCGATCAGATACTGCCCGTCGTCGGGTGCGTGGACGTTCAGCCACCCGGGAACGAACGCGCCGGGCAGCCCACACGTGGCGAGCGTTTCGGCGTTGCGACGGCCGTACGCGACGAGCACCGACGGCGACCCGGCGTTACCTTTCGCGCGGCGGCCGTCGGCCTCGTGGAACGTGAGCCGGCCCCGCAGGAACAACACGCCGTCGGCGCGCCGCCATACCTGTTCGGCGAACTGCTCGGTTTCGGTGCGGGCGAACAGTAGCGCGATGCCGTTGCCGTGGTCGGCGAGCCGGTCGATCCATCGCCACGCCCGCGAGTACGGCGGGTTACACCACACCCTGCCGAACCATTCGTGCGACAGCCCGTCGTCGAGGTAGGTGAGGTGGTGCTGCGCGGTCGGCCACCGGTGCGGCTGCGGCGCCGCGCACGGATCGAGGTCGAACTCGCCGAGCGCATCGAGGACACGCCGCGGCGTCAACCATGTATCGGTGCCCGTCGCGTTGTTCTCGCCGCGGGCACCGACACTGGTCGTGGTCATGCGTCGGCCGACGCGGCTGGTCGCCGCGAGGGTCGGGAGTCGACCCATTTCTGCGCGGTCTCGGGATACCACAACGGGGTGCGGCCGACGGCGATGTCGGGTGCCGGTGGCATCCAGTCGGCGACCGGCAGCTCGGTCTTACCTTCGGCGATCTCCTTGCGTCGCTGCGTTGCCCGCTGGTGATACTTGCGCATGGCGCCCTCGGATACGCCGGCGAGTTTCGCGAACGCGGCGATATTGAGCGGCTGTTCTGTCATCGGTGTTTCCTGCTTTCGTGTGCGGACGGGTGCCCTGATTGTAGCCTCGTCGCGCGGCTATTTGAGCTTGCGTCGGATCGGGAGGCGTTGCCGGTCCTCGGCCTCCCTGGTCTCCTGTTCGGGTGGCTGCGGTAGCCACGACCCGACGAGCGGCGGCGTGAACGTGCGCACCCACAGCCGGGTCGGGTTGCCGAGGAACACGAGCCAATCGTCGTCACCGGGCGGCCCTGGGGCGAGCGGGATGATCTGTTGCCGCACGCCGTCGTTGATCGCGATGGTGCGCTGCTTCGCGGTTTCTGCCCAGTCGTCGTTGACGTAGATCGGGGTGGTCGCCTGCCCGGACGATGACAGCACGACCTCGGGTGCCGACCCGGCGACCGGCGGCCGGCGGGTGTGCACCGGGTTCAGCAGCCGCCACCACAGCGGCGTCGGTGCGTTCACGGTTCGTGCCTCGGCTTACCCGTCGCGACGTCGTACTCGGTGCCGTCGGCAGTGATGACGGTGTCGGTCTCGAAGTCGCCTACGCTCATCTTGTGGCCGCACTGGTGGCACAGCGACGGGTAGGGCATGTTCTCGGCGGCCCATTCGACGAGTTCGGCGTACGTCTCGGCCTCGACGTCGTCGGGTACCTCGACGACGGTCGACGCCCACGCGGTGAACACGACAGCGCGGCTCATCGTTTCGGCCCGACGTACGCCTCGACAACAATCGACGCTTTCGGCCCGTCAGGGTTGTCGACCCACGACGCGACTTGATCGGACAGTTCCTGATATGCGGCGGGGTCGCCGGTGATCGTCTCGGCCATGTTGCGGCCGACGACTTCGGCGATCTGGTGCGGCATGCCGCCCTGCGCGAGCATCGACGCGACGCCGGAGATCATGCCGGACAGGTAGACCTGCATGAGTTGGTCGTCGGTGATGCCGTCGCGGCTGTTCGTTTCGGGCTGGTCAGGGTTCGTCATGGTGCGGGTTCTCCTTCTGGTTGGTGCGATGATTGTAGCCTCATCGTGAGGCTATCGTAGCCGGTTGCCGCTGCCCCGCTGCGTGATCGGGCCGTGCAGTGCGAGGTGTGAACACGCTTCGAGTACTTCGGGATCGAGTGCGTCTTCAAGTGCGCGCGTCGTGTCGCCGTCGGCCGTCAGGTACACGCCTCCCAGTGCGGCGGCGTCGATCTGCACGAGCCGGGTCTGCCCGGTGATGATGCGCCACACTTTCGACTTCACAGAGTTCGTCATCGTCGTCGCCGTTTCTTGTCGTGGCATGCGCCGTGTATCGGCCCGTCGGCGAGCGGGTCGTCGCCCGGTATCGGTCGGTGGCAGTCGGTGCAGATCGGGCTGCAGGACAGGTGCCGGCCACCGACCGCGGCGAGCACCGGCTGCCCGCACTGCGGGCACGCCGGCCCGACAGGTGCACGATGCCGGCTCATGTCGGCTCGATCGGCGCCCACGTGCCGTCAGCGAGCGGCGCCCACACCGGACCATCGTCGACGGGCATGAGGAACTTGTCGATACCGTCAGGCTCGGCCCACGCCGACGACGGTGCAGCGTCGAACGTCTCGACGTAGTGCCGCGGTTGCATCCAGCCGATCGGCGCCGACTGCACCGGGTCGAGGAACGTGCCGCCGTCCATCGGGTGATGCCAGCACAGCGGGTCCTGCTCGAACTCGGCCGGTCGGATACCGGGCACGCCGGGGTCGGTCATCGGGCACGAACACTCGTCTGCGCGCGGCCCGGCGGCGTCACTCATCGCGGCCGCCGTCCAGTCCGGCGCAGCGGTCGCATTCGGCCCACTTCTCGAACCCGACGGCGACGTGCACGAGCCGACCGCAGCCCTGCTTGCACTCGGCCGACGTCGTGCTCACGTACCGCGGGCGGTTCGCGTTGCGGTCGGCGTGTATCCGCGCCACAGTGACGACGAGCGCGTCGACGTACCGGTCGAGGTCGTCGAGGTTGCGTAGCGGGACCGCGCAGCCCAGCGGCTGCACGGTCAGCGCGTCGGTGTCGGCGTCGTAGTCGACGCGGATCTCGGCGTTCGGCTCGTGCGCGGAGTCGACGCCCGGCGCGGCTGGTCGCAGCGGGATTCGGTATCGGCTGTTCGGCATGTGCGGTGCCCTCACTCTCTCAGTCGTTCATCCACGGATTGGTGTCGAAGTCGTCGACCGGCGGCCCGGGGTCGTTCGCGCGGCGTTCGGCGATGTCCTCGCGCCACGTCTCGAACTCGGGGTCGTTGCGGAACCGGCCGCCCTCGAAGTCGTACACGTTCACTTCTGCAGCCTCCCCTCGATAACCTGCGCGACGTGCTCGGCCCACAGTTGGTAGCCGCTGCCCCGTTCGAGGTACACGCGGGACCAGCCGCAGCGGCAGCACACGCGCAGCATGCCGGCAGGTGCGGGATCGTTGGCGTGCCGCTGGTGCTCGACGAGCACTTCGACGATCATCGCTTCGCCCCGATCCGAGACAGCACGGTCTCGTAAGACTCCTTGACGCCCTTCTGCACAGCGCCCATGTGTACGCGCGTCGTGCACTCGCGGTCGCCGTCGTCTTCCTCCACCACGGCGGTAATCTTGTCGAGCGGGATCGCGATGCGCCCGATCTTCGTGCCGAACGCTGACACGGCGGTCAGCTCCACAACCTTCACGACGACGCACCTTTCGCCCGCAGCTCGTACGCCTCGACGGCGGCCAGCATTTCGGGCATGTGCTCGGCCAACCACCGCGCCTCGTCGGGATACAGGAACGGCGCCGGCCTCGAATACCCCGGACCACACAGGCAGCCACACAGGATCGGTCCGGTGTCGTCGTTGTCGATCTCGACGACGAACCCACGTTCACTGTCGGGCATCTCCCACCGGTACCGCATGCCGGTGTCGGGGTCGTAGTTGCGGATGTCGTCACTAGCCACCGGTCGGCCCTCCCAGCAGGTCTTCGACGGTGAGCACGGCGTCGCCGAGTAGGTGCCCCTCGATGAACGCGACCATGATGCCCGGCGTTTCGGTGTTGACGTGCGCGCACACACCGGCGCCCGGGTCGTCGGGGTCGAGGTTCGCGAAGTGCAGCGGCCACTGTTTCGCCGGCGTCGCCGATACCTGCGTCGCCTGCAGCAGCAGCACCGGCCGCACCGGGTCGACGTTCGGTACGAGCTGCGCGGTGCCGAGGATCGCAAGGCTGCCGGCGTCGGTGGGGTCGATCAGCAGTGCGCCGGTCGCGGTCGACGGCCCGACGATCACCTCGTGCGTGTCGTCAGGGGTGGCGTTCATCGGGTCGACGACACGCATCACAGACAGCTCGGGCACGCCGCTGTCGTTTCTCGGGTCGATCGGTTCGATGCTGTAGCGGACGACCCACAGGATGGGTTCGGTCATGGTGTGGCCTTTCAGGGGGTGTGCGGGATACAAGGCTATAGCCTCATTACGAGGCTACAGTAGCGCGGCTGGTGCGTCTACGCACTAGGCTGTTCGGTGGGTTGGTCGTGTACTCGCGTTCCACATGAGGCGCGGGGCAAGCACGATGCTCAGCGGTGTTAGCACTCCATCGCGGGGCGAGCCAAGTAACCGGAATCGACGTCGGGGTGCCGTAGCTGCACGACCGCCCACACAACGCCGAACGGCGGGTACGCGATGAACGCGTACCCGCCGTTTCGTGTTGGTCTACCAGCGGTAGCGAGTGATGCCGTCGGGCATCGTCACCCGATGCTGCCCGAGGTGGTCGGGTGGCAGGTCGCACTGCGCCCGCACGGTGAACGGGATACGCCCAATCGTCGGCCCCTCGTACACGCTCTCGGCGCGTGTCTCGGCGTCGCAGCGCGGTTCGCCGGGCCGCACGATCGGCGGCTCGACGTCCGGCCCGGGCTGCACGTCGATCGGCGCGTCGGCCGGCACCAGCTCGCCCGACAGCACCTCGTCGTCGTCACTCATTCGGCACACTCGCAGAGATCGTGGCGCATGAGGCAGCCCTGACAGATGTCGTCGCCGTACAGGTGGTCGTTGTCACTCATCCGACGTACCCGGAACACGCGCACGGCGGCTTGCACGTGCTGTGGATCGCCCGTTGATCGGCGTTCCAGTACGCGCCGGGGTCGTGCGCTGCGCGGGTGTGCCCGCAGTTCGCGCACGGCGTCGCCGGCGACTCGCCGCCGGTCGCGGCCGCATCCTTCGCAACGTCGATCGCCTGCGTCACGTCCGCGGGCACCGGCGCCGCCTCGACGGTCTGCTCGTACGGTGCGCCGACGTCGAACCCGCCCGACGCGCCGTTCGGCTCCGACGCGATAGCGGCGGCCTGCAGGTCGGCGACGACAGTCGACACGAGGTTGCCCATTGGCGCCGGCTCGGCGTGCGACCGCACGTCTCCGTCGACGACGGTGTGCCGGCCGTTCACTGTCTGCTGCAGTGCGTCGTTCGCCGACTGCAGTTGCTGCATGCGGTCGCGGGTGTGGCGCAGCGTCGACCGCAGCGCCCCGACCAAGTCGACGATGTTCTGGGGCATCGCCGCCGGGGGTGCGTCGGCGCCGTTGACGTCTTCGTGGTGCTCGACGAGCGTGTCGATCGCCAGGTCGCGGACCTGGTCGACTTCGGCGGTGTGCCGATTGGCGGCCAGGTGTAGTTCGATCGCGCGTTCGGCGAGCAGCGACACGCGGTCGGTGACGAGGTCGCCGGCGGTCAGGTTGCGGCCGCCGATCTCGGTGATCGCGTTCGTCGCCGTGTCCCAGATCGTTTGCAGAACCTGCGCCCGCGGGTCGTCCCCGTCCCACTCGGCCTGCAGCTCGTCGACTTTCGCGGTCGCCGAGTCGAGCAGCGCCCGCGTGTTCGCCGCCTCGGTGACCGCCTTCGCGCGGTCCTCGATCAGCCCGACGATGACGTTCGCCGCTTCCCGTTCCCGGTCGACGAGCCGGTCGACCAGCGCCATACGGTCGAGGGACAGATCGCACAGCTGTTCGGCGAGCGCGTCAGCGCGCCCCTCGGCGCGCGCGGTGTCGAGCATCGCCTGCACGTGCAGCGGCGGCTTCACGTCGGCGAGGTCGGGGTACGGCGGGTTCCCGATCGGTGGGCGGCCGTTCGGGTCGGCTTGTTTCGTCATGTGCGGCTGGTCTCCTTGGTAGCGGTTGAGGATGGTTTCGGTCAGTCGCGCGGCGATCGCGTCGGCTGTCTTGCGGGCAGCGTCGGTCATCGCGGGTCGGCGTCTTCGTCGTCGACGGTGTACTGCCCGTCGAACTCGTCGTCGCCCTCGATGATCTTCACCTCGTCGTCGTCCCACACGAACCATGTGCCGGCGTCGATGCGTTGCGGGTCAGGGTCGGCGCCGTGCCGGTACACGACGAGGAACGCCGCGGCGTGGTTGAACACCGCGCCGGTGGTGCGGTCGTGTTCGTAGTCGCGGCGCATCGAGTGTGCGTAGCCCTTCGGGACCGGCCACACGATCACCCGGCCGTCCAGTGCCCGCGCGATGTCGGCGCCGCTGCGGTAGTCGCCGTCCCAACGGATCGCGCGTAGCGGCCGCTGCAACGGTCGGACGGTGATGACGGTTGTGTTCACCATGTGATGCCTTGCTCTGAGGTGTCCCACGACTGCCAGTCCAGACCGGCGATGATCTGCAGGTGGTGTTCGAGGACACGTATGGGTAGACGCACCCGGGGGTGCGCTTTGACGATGCCGATCGTTGCGCATACGAGCGCGTCGTATTCGTCGTCGTTGCGGAGTTTCCGGTGCCGCCCGTTCTCGACGAGCACCTGCGACCACAGCCGGCCGATCGCGTCGGCGACTTGCGCCTTATCCGAGTTGCCGTTGTCGGTGGCGAACTTCGCGCGTTGCTTCGCGGCGACGTGCACGACCGGCACGCCGAGCATGTGCAGCCCGTCGACGACGCTGCCCCACAACCACGACCGGTCCATGAGTCCGGCCTGTGTGGTCTGCCGGTTGTAGAACGGCACCTCGATGACGGCGAGGTCGGCGCCGGTCGCGGCCCGCAGGATGCTGCGTCGTGCGCGTTGGATGCGTGCCCGGCGTTGCTCGACGGTCGCGCCTTTCGGCCCGGCCTCGCCGACGCATGCGGTGGTGATGGTGACGTCGTCGGCGCCGCGGTGATCCGCGACGGTCGGCGGTGTGACGGTGATGCGGGCGAGTCCGGTCGACGTGAGGCTCGGGTCGATCCCGAGGACGACGGTCATCGGTTGAGTTCGTCGAGCGCGTCGTCGACGACCGATTCGGCTTTCGCGCGCCGCTTCTCCTGCTCGGCACGCATCCGGTCGCGGTCACGCGCGTACTGCGCCTGCGCCGCGGCAACGTTGAACCCGTCCTCGTAGCCGATCGTGTACGCCTTCGCGACGACGTCGTGCAGACGCTGCATGACAGCCTCGGGGATCTCGGCGTGGAATGGGCTGAACTTCTCCGAGCTGGACAGCTCGTCGCGGGCTAAGTGGTCGAGTAGCTGCGACACGCTGTGCGGTGCGGTGTTCACTGCGGGGTCCTCTCTTCGGCGAGTTCGGCCTCGGCGGCGTCGGCTCGTGCGCGTTGCTGGTCGCGTTCCTCGCACGCTGTCGTGTACCGGGTGCTGAGCGTGGCGATCACGTCGGCGAGGGTGCGGAGTCCGGCGAGTAAGTCGTCGAACGCCTGCTCGTCGTCGGTGGCGTGTGCGGCGCGTTTCTCGATGCGGCGTCGGCGTTCGGCGGTGAGGTCTCGCGCGCCGGCGCCGGCCCAGTAGAACCCGTCAGGGATCTCGCCGACCCGCTCGTACTCGATGAAATGTCCGACGTCGTTGAACGCGCCGAGCACGTACGGCATCTTGTCGAGCGACGTCCGGGGTGCGTGGACGCATAGCCGGTTCTGCGTGTCGGCGAACACGTTGGGATGGACTGTCATAGGGGTCTCCCTGGTGCGGTAGGGGAATGTGGGGAACTGCCCCGTAACCGTAGCCTCGTCGTGAGGCTACGGTCAACGGTGGGTCAGGTCTCGGCGAGTTCCCAGATCGGCGAGTTCGGCCGGCGGATCAGCCCGACGATCCGCGGCTCCGGCGGTCGCTGCTCCCGCAGCTCGGCGACCCGCGCCCGCATCTCACCGATCGAGCCGGGTCGCTCGATGATGGTTTGCGACATGTCGGTGCGTTCAGCGATCGCATAGTCAGTCATCGGACATTCCTCACGTTGAGTGTTTGGGCAATACCGTTGAGGAACGATGCCAGCTCGATCGGGCCGTCGAGTTTCGGCTGCGGCCACAAGGCCCGGAACTCGCTGTCGTACACGGTGATGCGCGCCCGTCGTCGCCGGTGCCGGCCGCGGACTTTCATCCGGGGGAAGTATTCGCGGCGCCTCGGCCGCTGCCCGCTACTCATGTCGGCTCGATTCGGTACTGCCCGCGGCGTTCCTGGTCGGCGCGCAGGTCTTCGATCTGCCGTTGCGCCTCGTCGTACGTGTACACACCGACCACGACTGGCCCGGTGTCGGCGCCGTCGGGCTGGTCGGGTGCGGGGTACCAGACGATGCGGGTGTCGCGCACTGGCACCGGCGCCGAGGCGAGGACGACGCCGCAGCCGCAGGTGAGCACGCGGCGTGGTGCGGCGCCGTCGTGGACGCTCTGTGTCGGGTGGTGCAGCTCGAAGTACCAGCCGTCGTGCAGCTCGTGGCGGGTGCCGAGTTTCGCGTCGTGGGCGAGTACGTCGATCTCGTGCGTGATGTGCTCGGTCCACTCCTGCTGTCCGGTCATCGTGGTTTCTTCTCTGCGCGGGCGAGCCAACTGTTCCGCAGCGTGTGCCAGTGGTGCGGCGACATGAGGTCGGACGTCTTGTGGTGGATGGACGCGCAGACGCCGCCGACGCCGGGCATGTACGCCTCGATGTACAGCAGGTGCAGGTTGTTCACGTACTGGCCCCACGGCAGCCAGCGCCGCCATTTCGGTAGGTGTGCGCGGCCGGTGCGCCACCGGTACGCGTGCACCCGGTACGCGCGGTGCTGCCGCTTCCATTGCCGCATCATCACAGCGACCTCCACGACGACACCGAACCATCTGAGTGATACGCCCAGGCGATGCCGTACGCGCCGTCGAGGTGCCGGCCCTCGTGCCCTGCGAGCTGGTTGCACGCGTACGTGACGACGCCGAGCGTGAGCGGGTCGCCGCACAGAGCGGCCGGCAGGTCGCCGTCGGCGTCGGACCATGTCGCGCCGGTGTAATGCTGGTGGTCGCCGACGTGGTCAGGGGCGAGGGTGCACGAGTGCCCAACCTCGGTGTTGTGACCGACGTGCACGGCCCCGCAGATCGGGCCGTTACCGGGGTGCTCGTCGGCGAGTCTGACGTGCACGTGCTCGTGGTATCCCATGTCGGAGAGAATGTCGCGCACGCTGTTCACGGTGACCTCGGGGCGGCCGGTCGTCGGGTGGCTGAGCACGTGCCAGATTTTCCCGAGCGCGGTGTCGGCACTGTACGGCGGCACCCAGCCGCCGGGCTGCTGCCCATATCCGGCGCGTTCGAGCACGGTACGCACGTCGTCGACGAGGTCTTCGTAGCTGCGGTCACCAGTAGTGTCCGGCGCCGAGACGTCGGCGAGCCTGTGCAGCACGCCGTCGAGTTCGCCGACGCGCGCCTCGGCCTGCTCGGCACGCACCCGCAGGTTCTCGACAGCGACGACGTCGGCGTCGGTGCGGCCGGTGCTGTCGACGAGCTTCGCGATCTTCACGCCGTCGATCTCGCACGCGCCGCCGCCTTCGCGGATCGTGGCGACGATGTCGACGATCCGCCGCACCTGCTCGTCGGTCGGGTCGGCCCATGCGCGCCCCGACGCAGTGATGTGCTTGCCCGGGTGTCCGACGATGAGGCTGCACGGCACGCCGCCCGGCGGGTCGCCGGCGTCGACGCGGTGCAGCGCGGCCCGGCACGGCTGGTCGGCCCGCTGCTGCAGTGCGAGCCATTCGTCGTGCGCGTCGAGCACGGCGTCGAACCACTCGACGTTGTCGTCGCCGAGCACGAACTCGTCGTCGTCGGTGACCAGTGCGCCGTACCCGTCCTCGACCTGCTCACGCACGAACTTGCGGCGGTCGTGCAGCAGCCGGTCGTACGGGTTGTCGGGGGTGACGTTCGCGTCGTAGCCGTTGAGGTCTCGGTCGTCGTTGCGGCCGTCGAGTCGGCCGTCGTGGTAGCCCTCGTCCCACGCCTGCCGCATCGCGTCGAGGTGGTTCGGTGCGGCGGCTGGTGCCGGCGTCTCGTCGGTCTGCCCGGTGATCGCGGCGATCTGCCGTAGCGCGCTACCGATCACGTCGTTCACGCGGCGCAGCGCCTGCTGCACCTCGGGGTTCTGTGCGGATGTCTGGTCGGTCATGCTGTGCGGTCCTTCCGTGCTGTGCGGTGGGCGGCGACGTGGCCGCTTGGGTCAATGATGACCCACGTCGTGACCGGCCACGGCGCGATTTGCGCGCGCGCTATGGCCGCGGCGAGGGTGCCGTGCGGTTCGGGGTCGAGCAGCCCGGTCGGGTCGGCGAGGGTGAACTGCCCACCGAACAAGGCTTGCCGGATCGCCGACGCCTGCTCGATCAGCCGGCGTACCTCGGGGCGCAGCAGGATCAGGTCGAGCTGGTCGACGTCGGGTACTGCGAGCAAACCCTGTGCGGTGACGACGGCGATCGCGCCGCATGCCGGGCACAGCAGCGCGTCGACGGCGTTGACGGTGATGATCGCCGTGCATTGCGGGCAATTCTGCTGCGCCCTCATACGGCGGTCCAGACGCCGACGGCGTACGCGACTGAGATGGTGAACAGCGACCCGAACACGACGACGCCGCGGCCGCCAGTGTTGGGGTCGTCGCGGGTGAGTAGCACGGCGCCGCACAGCAGCACGAACGCTATGCACGCGATGATGACGGCGGCTGTGCACGTCGCCGCTCGCCAGTTCATGCGCCGCTCCATTCGACGTCGAGGTAGTCGTCGCGGTGCGGCCCGTCGTGGCCCTCGTCGAGGCTGCACACGACGGTCGCTGAGCCGATGGACGCCAGCCACGCGATCGCGCCACACGCGTTCACTGCTCGGCCTGCCGTGCGACGCGTAGATCGTCGACGTAAACGCCGCCGTACTCGTCGTGGTGTAGTCCGCTGTGCCCGGGTTCACGGCGGCAGGTGCCGTTCGCGCCGGGGTAGCCGCACACGTCAGGCGTCGGCGCACTGGCGGCGTCGGCCCAGTTGTCGCGTGACTTGATGAGCTGCTGCACGGTCTCGTCGAGGTCGTCGACGAGCGCGCCGAGTGTGTACCTGCTCGGCGGCAGCGGCGCGCGGCCGACAGCGCGCCGAGCGCGGCCAGTGAGTAGCCGTAGCCGCCACAGCGGATCGGCGTCACCGTTCGGCGGCTGCACCGGGGAACTGACAGGCTCGGGTGCCGGCGCGCTGCCGGCGATGTGTGACCCGTCCGGGACGTCGCGGGCGACCGCGGTGGTGTCGCTGTACGTGGCGAAGATGCCCGACGTCGTGCAGACGCCGACGCTGCCGTCGTCGGACCACCAGAACCCGCCGGCCGAGTGCGGCCCGTTGTGCCCGGGCTGGTCGCCGCAGACGACGCGGTTACCTCGCGGGGTGTGGCCCTCGGCGAGGCACAGCAGTTGCTCGGGTGGTGTCGGCGTGTTGTCCGGCTCGTCGTCGGTGGCGATGCCTTCGCGTATGGCGTCGGCGAGGTCGAGGATCGCGGCGGCGGTGGCTGCGGCGCCGACTGCTGCGAGGTCGCCGCCTCGTGCGCCTTCGCGGATGGTGGCTGTGAGTAGTTGGGCGATGTCGCGGGGTGTGCGGGGTGTGTCCATGTCTGGTTTGTGCCTGTCTGGTTGGTTGTTCAGTCGTCGTCGGGGTCGTCGTAGCGTCCGCCGGGTGCGCCCCATGCGGTGTATCCGGCGCGTTGGTGTTCGACGAGTCCGAGGGTTGCGGGGTCGAGGCATTCGTCGCCGCGTCGGTGTCGGTCGAATGGTGTGAGTGCGGTGAATGTGCGGTGGCAGCCGCTGCAGTGGCAGGTGTTGCGGCCGGCCCATCGTGTACCGCATTGGCAGGTGTGGGGTGGTGGTTTGGGTTGGGTCATGGTGTCGGGTTTACGGGTTGGCGGGGTGGCTGTCCATTTCGGCTGTGAGCTTTTCTGTGCCGGATGATTCTGCGTTTCGGCTGAGTGGTCGCCGGTTGCTGGTTTCGTCCGTCTGTGTGCTCACCAGAGGGCGGGACACGCTATGCGTGGTTGTGTGCTCACTCTCGGTCGGGGATGAATCCGGTGGGGAGGGTGTGGTCGGTGTGTTGGCAGCGGATGACGGTTTCTCGGGTTTGGCCGTCGTCGCCGAGTTGTCGGCCGTTGATCCAGCCTTCGTCGTCGCAGAACGTGCAGACCATGACGGCGGCGCGTCGTGCTTGGGCGAGTAGGGCTGCGTCGGTTTCGTGTCCGGTGACGCGTGCGGAGTGTTCGCGTTCGACGAGTCCGCGCCGCATGTCGTCGGCGACGCGTCGGACGTTGGCGGGCATCATGCGGCGGGTGGTTTCGGTGTGGCCGTGCCAGTGGCTGACGGCTTGGGCTGCGAGGTCGTAGGGCAGGTCTGAGAGCGCTTCGTGCCAGGCGAGGACGTCGCCGTCGCCGACGGTGCGTTGGTCGAATGCGGCGATTTTGGCGAGTAGCTGCGCGGTCTCTTTGCGGTTCATTGCAGGTATCTCCGGTAGTCGATCGCGGGTTGGTCGGGTTGGTCGTCGTCGGGTTCGCGGTATTTCTCGCCGACGCGGAGTGCGTCGCGTATGCGGTCGTCGGTGGTTGAGCGTCGGGCGGTGGGTGCTTTGCGTAGCCAGCTCATGAACGCGGAGTCCCATCCGGCGCGGCCGGCGCACATGCGGCCGACTGAGATCGCGTGGTCGCGGAATGCGTCGGCTTGCTCGGTGTGGTCGGCGTTGGGGAATCGGGCGCGGTGCATGTCGTTGGGTTGCCAGTCGTCGGGGATCTCGATGCGTCGTCGTGGGTCGGGTCGTGCGTCGTCGAGAACGACGAGGGTGCCGCCGACGGCGACGACTTCGGTGCCGGGTTCGCTCTCGTTTTCGGTCGCGCGCGTCTGCTCAGGTGAGACAGAGAGAGAACTAGTAGTTACGGGTCGGGTCGGGTCGGGTCTACGCCCGCGCGCGGCCACGCGCGCGAGGGGTACGTGGTCGTCACGCGTGACAGTCACACCGTCGTCACGCGTGACATTTTCTTGTTTCTGCTGGTCTGCGGGTTTCCGGCCGCGCGATCGCTGTTTGCGTTCGGCTTGCTTTGCGCGCCGATCCAGTTCCGATTCGCGTGTGGGTTGCATGTCGATCCAGTCGTGAAACACATAGCAATCGTTGTGCGATTCGCACACGATCCACACACGATTCGCGATCAGATCGCGCACCTGCACCTGTGTCCCACCGAACGCCCGAACCTGTTTTTTGGTGACGTGTCCGTCTGTGAGATGCCGGCTGCAGTAGCTTCCGGCGGTCACCCACAGCCCCCGCGCAGCCATGCCGAGGTTTGCGATCTTGGGGTGGTCGTAGAACGAATCGTCGACCTTGAACCACGTCACTGTGCGGCCTTGTGTGTGTCGACGAGCGAGGCGAGGTACCGGTCGCAGGATGCGCGGGTGACGACGGCGCGGCGGCCGATGTGGATGCGGTCGAGGTGCCCGGCCTCGATGAGTCGGTAGACCTGTCGGCGTGAGATGCGGCCGAGGTATACGGCGGTGTCGTCGATGTTCAGTGCGCCTTGGTCGGCGGGTGCTGCTGCGGGTTCGGTCATGGTGTCCAACTGTCAGTCGGGTCGACGTCGAGCCAGTACGCGGGCAGCGTGTAGACGCGGCCGAGCACGGTGACGACGTGTTCATCGGGGTCGGTGAGGCTGGTGCCGAGGGGTGTGACCGGGGTGCCGGCGGCTGCGGTGCCGGGGATCTCGTACCGCAGCCGCCAGCGCCGGTCACGCTTCGGCGGTGCCGTCATCCTTCGCCGACGACGAGAACAGCGGGTCAGGTGTGGCGGCGATCGCTGCCTTCTCGGCGGTCGTGGTGTCGTCGTCCGGTGGGGTGTCGTCGCCGGTCTGGTCGGGGTCGTCGATCGCGGTCTGATTGGGGTCCGCATCGTCGTCCCGCAGCGTCGTCGGCCGTCCGAGGGTGACCTCGCGGATCGCCCACGGCGCGACCATCTGTTTGCCGTCGTGTGTGAGTCGGCGGCTGGTGTCGCGGGTGCATTCGGCGACGACGGTCATCACGCGCACCTCGCCGGCCTGCGGTGCGAACTCGAACATGTCCTGCGGCGACCCGGAGAACATGTATTTCACGAGTGACCCGTCGGTGCCGGGTTCGGTGCCGTTGGCGTTGGTGACTTTCTTACCGCGTTCGGTCATGGGGTTCTGGTCCCTTCACTACTTCGACGCGCGGATCGCGTCGAGAATCTGATTGGCCTCGTCGTCGGTGAGTTCGGCCGGCGTCTCGGGTGCGTTGGGGTCGCCGAGTATGTTCTGCAGCCACTTCGCGACGTTGTCGGGGTCGGTGATCCCTTCGGACTGCAGCCCGTTCGCGATCTGTTCCTGCGGAGTGATCGCGCGTCCGGGCTGCTCGTGCGGTGCCGCTTCGCCCGGCCGGTCTGCAGGCTCGTCGTCGTCGACGATCTCACTGTCGACGTACTCGGGGGTGTGGTCGACGGCTGCTGTCGACGCGTCAGCACGCACTGCACCATCGTGCATGATCGCCTGCTCGATCGTGGTCGACTGCGGCAGCGTCGCGCACAGTTTCCGCAGCATCGTTTTCAATGCCATCTGGTCGAAGTGGTCTCTCCACGGCCCGAACTTGGATGCCTTCGAGTGCTTCGCTGCGTACGCCTTCATCTCGTCGACGCCCATCGGGTCGATGATCGCGTAGCCGCCGCCCTTCATCCGGGCGATCGCGTAGTACGCGACCGGCTTGCCGCGGTCACCGAACCCGGCCGGCGGCCGGTGGATGAGCTTGTCCTCGGCGAGTCCGTATTCGAGCAGCCACTCGTCGTTCTCGTAGATGATGCGGGCAGCGACGGTCTCCACCATCCCGGACCGGTACACGAGCGACAGGAGACCCTTGTACCCGATGATCAGTTGCGCCTTGTGTACGCGATCTTTCGAGTCCCAGAACGGCAGCAGGTACGCCTGCCCGAGGACGCCGGGACGCAGCCCGAGCTGCGCGCACGTCATCAGTCCGCCGAGCACGGTCGACGGTTCGCACTTGCCGAGATCTTTCACCTGACGCAGCGCGGTCTGCGCGTCCCGCACGAGCTGCCGCGCCTCGGCGCCTTGCGGCATCGCGCGCTGAAACTCTGCCTGCATGTTGTCAATCTGCTTGAACAGGGTCGGCGGTTTCTGCTCGTCGCCCTGCTGTACGTCGGCGGTTGCCCGCTCGGCGAGTCCCTTACCCATGTGTCATGTCCTCTCGTGGTGTTCGTCCGGCGGCTGCGAGTAGCCGCACGGCTTCGGCGTAGTGGTCGGTGTCGGTCATGTGAACGGCGGCTCGTCGGTGATGACGTCGCCGTCCGGCTCGTCGACCGGCGACTCGGCGATCATGTCGCGGACGGTTTCGGTGACGCCGGCGATGATGTACTCGGCGACGTCGATCAGCCCGTCGGGTGCGGCGCCCGCACTGGACGACATGAACCCGGTCTGCTGCAGCACGCCGCGCGAGACGTGCAGTGCCTCGACGCGGGCGAGTTGCTGCGCGGACAGGTGGTCGACGTAGCGGTCGTTTCGGGGTGTCTGTGCGGGCATGGTCAGTTCTCCTTGCGTTTCGGTGTGCGGATACTGCGGGATTGAAACTGTCGGTACAGGTCGGGGTGCTCGGCTTTCAACGCGTCGACGTCGAGCGTTTCGATTTTCTTCATGGTGACGTCGGCGATGTCCTGGTGCGCCTCGATGAAACGCGCCTTCGCGAAGTTGCCCCGCTGCACGGTGGCGAGGACTTCGTGCACTGGTTTGCCGTCGTCGTCGGTGCCGACCTCGGCGAGCATGCGGGTGTGCCCGGCCGCGAGCTGCACCAGCTTGTTACGCGCGTCGGCCTTGTTCGAGATCGCCGCCTTCTCGTCGGCCTGCGCGTCTCGGTACAGCTCGACGAGTGCACGTGCCCGCTCGGCCTGTTCGTCGGTGAGCACGATCTCGTCGACGTCGCGGCGCGGTGCGGCGCCGATGATGCTGTCGACGGTGTCGCGTTCGGTGACGGTCGGCTCGAACTCTTCGCGCGCCTCGTCCGGATCCGCGCCGGCCGCGAGCGCCGCCCGGTAGCCGAGCACCCGATCCCACAGCGCCGACTCGACCTCGGTGATGTGGCGCAGCAGGTCCTCGTTGCGGTCGATGCGCTGGTGCACGATGCGCCGGCCGCCGACCATGCCGCCGACGTACCCGTACGGCGCGTCGTTGACGGCGAGGGTGTGCAGAATCTGCAGCTCGGCGTGGTCGGGCACCTGGTCGATCCACTCGTGCAGCAGGTACTCGCTCGTGTTCTTCGCCTCGAACGGGATCGGCCCGTCGTCGGTGACGAACACGCGGTCGATGTTGCTGCGCTGCCACCCGCGGTCGAGTCGGGCAAGTGCCGGTATCCCGTAGTGCTGGACGCCGAGCCGGCGCGCGACCATGCGAGTGATCGCACCCTCGACCTCGCGGCCGATCTCCATCTGTTCCGAGTCGCGGCCGTCGTCGAGCGGGAGTAGTCCGACCTTGTCCATCCACACGTGCCATGCGGTCGCGTCCGGCCACGGGTTCAGCCCGAGCACCGATGAGCATTCCGACGAGCCGATGCCGTTGCGGCGTTGCTGCAGCCACCCGATCCGGCCGCTGTAGGTGGTGACGTCGAACGCCTGCAGCATGACGGTCGCGTCCGGCCACGGATTGACGATGGTCATGCGATGAACTCCGGTACGTCCTGGTCGCCGACCTGCTCGATGCCTTCGCGGCCGAGGTAGTAGTTCCACCGGTACCTGCTGATCGTGGCGATGGTGGCGGCCTGTTCTTCGTCGCCGGCGTCGACGTGGTCGAGGTACTTCTGATAGATGTCGCGGCCCTCGTCGTACAGGCGTTGCCGATGCGCGAGTCGCTGCTGCAGTTCGTCGGGTGTGCGGTTGCCGGTGACGGCGACGGTGCCCGCGGACACGTTGACGTTCGCCTCGGCGCGCAGCGTGTCGAGCAGGATGCCGAGCGCGGCGAGTGCGCCGGGAATGCGGGCGAGCCGGTCCATGTCGTGGACGTCGAGCAGCGGCACGACGTGGTCGGTCGGCTGCAGGTCGCTGTCGAACTCGTCGTCGGCGACGCCGTGCGCGGGTCGGTTGGTGAGTGGTGCGTCAGTCATGGGGTGCGGCCCCTTCTGTGTGTGCGGTTACAGTGCCCGACCACCGTAACACGACTGCGCCCCCACGTGCCTAGAACGTGCCCGCGTGTGCAAACTCAGGGTGTCGCGAGGGTGCGTGTCAGCCACGCCCCGGCGGCGTCCATGCGGCCCGCCCGCCGATACCACTGCACGTGCTCACGCTGCGACAGATACCCGTCAGCCAACTGCAGCGCCCGCTCCCACCGCGCCCACGTCACCGGCGACCACGGCGGCCCGATCTCGGCGGCCATGTCGCGGCGCGTCTTCGGGTCCGACAACTGCCGCCACACGTCGGCGCCCTGCGCGCCCCACGCACGCCGGTCCAGCGCGATGAACGGCGTCGTGCGGGCGATGATGCGCAGCGGGTTGTACTTCGGGCACGCGCAGATACAGTCGTTCGGGTTCGACAGCCAGTACGTCGCCAGCCCGGTTTCGCGGCGCCGCACGATCCCGAACACACTCGACGTGCCGGGCGCCTTCGCGTCGGCGACCAGGATGCACGCGTCGATCAGTGACCCGCCGAGTTTCGCCGCGAGGTCTCCGGCGAGCACGGCGCCGCCCGAGTAGCCGACGAGCACGACCCGCGCGAACGGATGCTCGACGAGTACGTCGCGGATCATGCGCTCACCGAGCGCCATGCCGGCGGCCAGGCTGTCGTGGAATGACCGGCCGAACGGGTCCGGTATCGGCCCGTACGATGCCCACCACGGCACCTCGATACGGTGCGCACCCTCGGGCAGCGTCAGTAGGTCGAGCATTGTCGGCCCCGTAAACGGTTCGCCGATACCGCGGAACGTGAACACGTAGATCGGTTCAGTCATTGCTGCCCACCCTGTCGTCGTTGGTTGGCTGGTCGATCTGCTCGGGGTGCGCCCGCATCCAGTCCGACAGCCGCTGCCACTCCGGTAGCCGTAGCCGCGACTCGGCCGCGGTGATGTGTAGGTCGTCGTGAAACGGCTGGTCGACCTGCTCGTACCATTCGAGGAACCGGCCGTGCCGACGCTCGAATCGGTGCGCCCGCGCCCGGTAGAACTTCATGTCAGATTCGAGGGATGCGAGTTGCCCGCCGGCGGTCTCGGCGCGCTCGACCTGACGGCGCGCGCCACGCGCCCGCCACCGCCGGCCGAGCGGTCCGAGGATCTTCGCCCACGTTTCCGACGCCTCGGCGAGGAACTGCCCGAGGTACTTCAACCCGACGAGCACGAACGCGGCCAGCACGATCCAGCCCGGGGTGTTGTCGGGCAGGCTATTGGGGTCCACTGGTGATCGCTTCTTTCTGCGGCCCCCGCCGACGTATCTCTGCGGCCCCCCGGCCGGTGTAGTCCTTCCACGCGTCCGACGACGCACTCGCCATGACAGCATGTCCGACGCACAGCACGAACAGCCACCCGGTCGCGGTGCGCCACCCGTACACGTCCGACGCCGATGCGATGACGACGACGGATGCGACGGCGGCGATCGCGACACCGACCCATGCGGCTGCCTGATACTGCGGCCACGCCCACGACACGACGCCAACGGTGATGAACGCCGCCCCCATGAGCACGGCGATCCATGCGACCGCGAGCAGCGTCGGCGGGTGCCCGGCCCGCACGATGATCGAGACGAGTGACCCGAGCGCGAACGCGAAGTACAGCGCGACGGCGAGACCGTGCGCGAACACTGTCAGCGGCCACCGCACCCACCGCAACCCGAGCAGCCCCGCGGTGCCGCCGAGCAGGAACAGCCCGCCCCACACGTTGAACGGGGCGGCCTGCTCGATCGCTGACAGCGACGCCGGCGCATCGTTCGGCGGGATCGCGTAGTCGAGTCCGCGCCAGATCATTGTGAGGAACATGCCGGCCTGCAGTAGCACGACCTCGGGGTAGACGAGTTGGATACGCAGCCTCACCAGCCCCGCCGCCGACTGCAGTGAGGCGTGCTCCGGCAGCGTCACCGGACGAGGCTCGGTGATGCCTTGTCGGCGCCGAGCTTCCACGACGCGACCGATGTCAGGAGACTGACGGCGGCTGCGGTGCCGGCGACGCCGGCCAACTCTGCGAGGTTCACGTCGGCGAACGTCAGCACGTGGTCGGGTGAGACGACCGGTAGCGCGCCGATGCCGGTCGCGATGAATGTGCGGCCGGCGCGGGCGAACGTCTCGACGTACTGATTCGGCGCGGTCCACGCCGACTGCACGACAGCCAGCCCGGCGGTCGACACGGCGGCGATGGTGGCGCCCTGCAGCGCGGTCGTCCACGGCACGGCGGTGATGCTGACGCCGAGGGTGAGGAACAGCAGCAGGTTCTGCGCGAACGTCTTGCTCGTCTTCTCGGCGACGTCGGCGACGAACCCGCCGAACGTGAACGGGCTGCCGGCCGCCGGTGATTCGGCGACGACGCCGGTCAGGGGATCACGGTGTGTCATGGTGGTGCCTTTCCTCAGTTGGAGACCAGTTCGACGAGCACGCCCGTCGGAACGTAGGTCAGTTTCCCGAACTCGAACCGTTGCTCGATCAGGTCAGAACCATTGACGCGGATCTCGTCGGACGTCGGCAGACCCAGCGGTCCCTGCTCCCAGTCCATCGCGGCGTACCGTTTGCCGATCTCGCCGTGCACGACGAATCCATCCACAGGACCGCCAACAGGTGTGAACAACACGCCCCGCTCGAACGACTGCACGCCGGCTGTCTTCCCGCCCGGGGTGGTGACGACCTCGTGACGCAGCACCGGGAACCCCAGCCCGCGTTCCCAGTCGCGTTTCGCGTACGCCTCGAACAGTCCGCCGCCCGGGATCGCGTAGGCGAACGCGGCGCCGTTACGCCAGTAGACGTGCCCGTTCTCGAACCGTGCGAACGCGCCGATCTTCTTACCGTCGCGGAACAGCGGTGTTTCGTCGTCGGTGTGGGTCGGTGTGGCGGCACCAGTGATGCGTTTGCCGATCCACCGTGCGGCGACCTTCGCCTCGGCGTCGATCAGGTTCGGCGACGGCGGCGACAGGAACGCCCGCACACGGCGCATGAACTCGTCGATCGGGAAGTTCGGGTACGGGTCTGTGTGGCCGCCGCCGCGGGCGCCGAAGTCTTTGTGCCCGCAGATGCCGCGCGCCTGCGGCCAGCCGGTCGCACCGTTGTTGCCGACCCACACGGCGGGGATGCCGAGATCCTGCGACGCTGCGGCCGCGCAGCGAGCGCCGCGGGTGAGCATCGCATCTTCGTCGAGTCCGTCGGATGCATCCTTCGACAGCCACCGCGACCGCGACCACGCGACATAGCTGCCGGCGAACACGATGTGGTAGCCGCGCGCGTTGGCCTGCACCGCCGCCCACGGCGCGTTGCGGGGCGGCACCATGCGCACGGTGTACACGTCGTCAACGGCGTCGTTGTAGGAGACGCCGGCGCGTTGACAGAACTTGGCGAGGTCGATTGCGTCGCCTTTCCCGCCTTCCTGCGTGTGCAGACCGATGTAGTCGTGCGACCGGCGCGGACCGTCCGACCCGGCGGGGATGGTGTGTGTGACTCCGTATCCGACGGGCATGTTCGGTACCTCCGGTGTTGGTGCTGGTGCGGGTGGTGGCGGGGTCGGGGTGCCCGGGTGCGGGCTGCCCCGCAGCCACGGCACCGGGTCGATGCGGGTGCCGCCGTATTCGCGCGCCCACACCGTAAGGTGCAGGTGCGGCGCGACGCCGCCGTTCGTGCCGCGGTCAGGGTTGATCCGGCCGATGCGCTGCCCCGCGCGAACCGTCGCGCCCTTGGCGACCTCGCGGATGATGTGCCCGTACTCGACGCACCCGGCGCCCTGCTCGTCAGACGAGTCGATGACCAGCCACCCGGCGGGGTCCGGGCCGCCGTAGCCTTGCGCCGCGCCAGCGTGGATGACTGTGCCTGATTGGCATGCGTAGACGGGCAGCCCGGCCGAACCACCGGTCTTGCCGAAGTCGGTGCCGCCATGAAAGCCACCGTCGCGCGGCCCGAACGGGCTGGTTACGTGTGTGCCGGCCTGTAGCGGCATGTACCGGGGTGCCATCGTGGGGGGTCGCCTTTGTCTGGTGGCTGCGCCCGGCACCTAGCCCGCGACTCTGTCGCCTACAGGGTAACCCGCTGCTAGCTCAGCCAGACGCAGCCAACGGACATCGCCGAGCCGGACGCGTTGATACCGAGCGGCGCGGTTGGTGACTCGACGAGCGCGATTGACTGCGAGTTGCTGAGACCGATCTGCCGGAACCTCGGGGTGCCGACGTAGTTCGGTGACGCGGCCGATGCGGCGACACCGGCGACGAGCGCGACGGCCAGCGCGCCGGACCCGTCCGGTGTGTGTGTCGCGACCTGCGAGCTGGACACCTTCGACGTGTACGGCCCGACCGACGTGACGCCCTGATATTCGGCGACGATCATTGTCTCCCACGAGCCGCCGCCGTCGACGACGAACGTGTGCGCGCCGGCGACAGCGTTGACGATGAACAACTGGTGTATGCGGGTCGCGGACACGAACCCGTACGGGGTGAGTGCGACACCGTCCATCGTGACGCCGAGACCGCCGTACGAGTTCGACGTCGTGCCGATGATGAATTTGGATGCCGATCCGCCGGCCGAGGTGATCTCCACCGACGGCGCCTGATTCGATCCGGCGACACCGACGGCCTGCACAAACCCGAGGGACGCGCCGCCACCGCGCCGCCGTGACGCCCGGAACCGTACGCCCGGGATCACGACAGGTCACCCGCCACGATCCAGTCGTTCGCCGCCCGCTTGCGCAGCGAGATCGTCGACCACTGCACCCGCGCCGCGAGTGACGCCGCGGTGCGCAGCGTGACACCCGACCCGGCCGCGACCGACAACTGCCCCGCACCGGTCTGCGCCAGCTCGATGATCGTGCCGACCGGGAACGCGACCGCCGAGTCGGGCGGCACCGTGACCGCGACCGCCGACGCCGAGGTCACTTCGATTGCCTTGCCGGCGTCGGTGAGCGCGAGCGTGTACCCGGCCGGCTGCGCGTTGACGATCGCGCGTTGCGCGGCCGCGACAGCGTCGTCGACGTACAGCCTCGTCGCCGGGTGCGCGTTGTCCGTCGGCTGGCCGATGAAAAACGTGCCCGCCCCGTTGCGGTAGACCATCGTGAAGTTCGTGGCCGCCGAGGTGTAGTTCTGCCCCGACGGGTTGCCGTCGGCGCCGTTGACGTAGACGACGTTCGCGCCCGACCGGCGCGGCAGCAGCAGGTCGATCGCCGCCTGCACGTCGGTCGTGTTCGCCTTCGCGGCGAGCGCCGTCGACACGTCCGACGCGTTGGCCTTCGCAGCGAACAGCGGGTCGAGACCGAGCGCCGTCTGCGCGCCCGCCTGCGTCGTGCCGCCGGTGCCGCCGTTGCCGATCGGCAGTGTGCCCGTCACGCCCGGCGTGACGTTCGCGGTGCCGTCGATGTTCGACGTCGCCGTCGAGCCGAGGTTCGTTCGGATCGTGCGGGTCGTCGTCCACTTCGCCGCCGACGCCACCGACTTCGCCGAGTCCGCGGTGTTGTCGACCGCGCCGAGTCCCACGTCGCCCTTCACCAGCTCGACGGCGCCGACCTTCCCGGCGACCGACGCGACCGGCGACGCCGGATACGCCGTCTGCGTCCACGACGACAGGTTCGTCGGCGTCGAACCGGTGATGATCCACACCGTGCCGAGGTCCGACCGGATCGCCCAGTCCCCCTTTTGCCCGACGAGCGCGAGCATCGCCGCCTGCGACGCGACCGACCCGAGGTAGTCGACGATCGCGATGTCGGGCACCTGGTCGGCGCGTAGCCGCCCGTTCCCGTCGAGGTCGGCCTTCCCGGCGAGCGCCGCCACCGCGCCCTCGGCGATCGTGTGCGCCCCCGAGATACCCGACTCCATGTGATTCAGACGGGCAGCCGAGATCGGCGTCGTCGTCGCCGGCTTGTTCAGCCACGTCTGCGCTGCATATGCCACGGCAGGTCTCCTAGTCGGGTGGTCCGGTCGGGTACAGATCGTCGGCGGGGAACAGCGTGAGCGCCGGATACAGTTGCTCGGCGATCGACGGACCGAACGCGTCGCCGGGCACGTCGACCATCATCGACGACACGCGCACATCGGAGTCGGCGAAGTCGTCGACGGCGACGTCGACGACCATGTCGGCGACCCGCACATCGGTGTCGGCGAAGTCATCCGCCGGCACCTCGATGTACAGCCGCCCGACGATCACAGGTCGCGCACCTGCACGATCACAGACCGGTTCACGATCTGCCCCGACGACGTCGTCACCGAGCACGTCACCCGATAGTCCGTGTCGACCGCGCCGCCGGACACACGCACCGTCGCAACGCCGAGCGTGTGCGTGTTCGACCCGAGCGTCAGGCCCGGGTCAGCGGTGAACGACGCCGACGCGATCGAGTCGCCGGTGCGGCCGAGGAACTTGGTGAACCCGAACGTCAGATCGCGGACGTCGGCGGGGTGCTTGGCGTGAGTCTGCATGGTCGGTCACCAGTCCTCTAGTACGAAATTGTCGAACGACGAGCCGGGCAGGAACAGTGCCCGGTAGATCGCGGCGCCGGCATAGCGGCGGCCCGCGCCGTGCAGGATGCGGTTCGACGAATCGACCCACGACAGGATCTCGATGAACTCGTCGCCGTCCCACTTGTACGCCCGGAACGTGTTGTCGGCAGGGTTGTACTCGGCGCGGTACGTGCCGGCACCGGTGCGCCAGTCGCTACTGCCCGGGTTGATCTCCGACTGCATCGTGGTCCCGTAACCGAGTCCGATACCGACGCTCGTGACGCCGAGAAACGCCACGTTATTCGCCGGGCCCGGCGTCGGCCCCGACGACATGTACAGCAGCGTCGGCTGCGTCTTCGACTCCCGCACGGTGAACTGCACGGCCTGTTTGTCGGTGAGCGTCTGCGACCCGTACACGGCGGCCTGGTGACCGTCGCTGGTGCCGGTGCGCACCACGTACCCATCCTCGATCGCGAGCTGCCCGCCGACATCGTTGCGCACCCAGTTCTGCCACGAGTAGTTGTCGAACGACACATAGTACGAGCGTGGGATCGCGAGCTGCCCGAAGTTCGAGCCGAGACCGGCATACAGGGTGTTGCCGTCGTTGTAGCTTTCCATCAGCGCAGTCGAGATCGTCGCCGGCGCCGGGTCCGACGTCGGGTTGCGTGACCCGCCGATCGCGCCCGGGATGATCCCAGGGATCGGCGCGAGTTCCAACGTCTTCGACAGGAACGTCACCGTCGCGCCGCTGCTGCGGAACTGCAGCGCGTACACGTCGCCCGACGACACCGGCAGCCCGGTCGGCGAGAACTCGTACGTGATGTGCTGCATCGTCACACCGACCTGCGCGCCGATGTTCGGCGACGAGAACAGCAGCGACCAGATACCGGTGTCCGGGTCGAGCTTGAACAGGTCGACGAACAGTGTCGGCGTCGACGACGCGAACGCACAGAACGTGATGGTGTTTTTCACCTGGTCTTCGCGGCACCGTATCTTCGTGATCCGCGCGATCGTCGACGTCGTCGTCTGCACCGACCGCGCCGCGCCCGTCGATACCGCGGTGTCGCCCCAGTTCAACGACGTATCGGCGGTCGGGTCCGGCGACTCCCACAGCGGCCGGTTCGTCGCGATGTTCATGATCGTCGTCTGCCCGACCGAGATCGCCGACGACGACACCTGCTGCGCCTCGGTCGCCGTCGACGCGACCTTACCGACGCCGCCGATGATGTCGGCGATAGTTCCACCGACGACGGGGATACCGCGGATGCCACGCAGGATCGCGTCGAGCAGGTTCTGTATGAACTCCGCGACGTCGTCGACCCACCCGAACAGGCTGTCACGCCACGACTGAATGTTCAGCAACCACTCGTCGTCACCGGTGTAATTCGAGGTGAGCGCCAACCACAGATCACGCAGGTTCTCGATGACATCGAACACAAAGTCGCTGATCTTGTCGTGGATGAACGCGGCCGCCGACTGCAGGTTTCGGGTCTCGCCGGTCGTCATAAAGTCAACGATGTTCTCGATGACCGTTTCGAGTCCGTCGACGATCCATCCGACGACGCCGTTCACCTCGCCGGCCACCCGGCCGACCTGCTCGTCGATCCACGACTGCGCGGTGCGGCCCTGCGACGCAGCGATACCGACAGCGTTCGCGACGTCGTCATAGTCGGCGAGGGAACCCGGCCCCAGATTCGGTGCGGTCATCGGCGTTCGTCCTGTCTGCGTGCACGTTTCGCGTCCCGCTTCGCCGCCGCATACCGGGCAGCCTGCGCCGGCGTGACGAGGATCGTTCGGCCGTCAGCGGTCAGATACGGCACCTTGCCGTCCTCATGCGGGATTACCGGGTCGGGCCGGTCCTCGTCGTCGAGGTGGAACCGTTTACGGATCGCCGCCTTCTGCTCGGGTGTGAGCGTCTTCGCCTTGCGCTCGACGTCATCCGGCTCGTCGATCGGCACCCACGTCCCCGGGTTCTGCAGCCAGTTCGGGTCACCGACGAGCGGCTTCTTGTATCGGATGGTGCGCAGCTCGGGGTGATACCGGAATCCGCAGTCCCACAATCGGCGCGACACCTTGCGAAGCATTTTCACCATCATCGGCAGCGGCGCCCCCGTCATACCGGGCAGCCCGACGAGCGCCGGCACAGCAAAGTTGTCGGGGTCGTCGGGGTCGCAGTTGTCGAATGTCGGGAACTCCGGCGCCGTGATCTTCGGCCGGCGCGGCCCCCGGTCCTGACGTTTACGTGACGGCTTGCGGCCCATCAGATGATCCCTACGTCGTGCAGCCCACTGGTCAGACTGCGGATACGTTCGAGACCTTCCTCGAACGGATCGCGGTTCTTCGCGTCCGAGCCGATCGTAATAGTCCACTCGGGGTGGAACTCTTCCTCCGACGCGCCGAGTACAACCTTCTTGATCCGCTCGACGAACACGATGCCCGACTGGTCGCGCGGCCTCGTCGAGGCGATGCGGTCACCGACCCACATGTGCCCGACACCGTTGTCGCCGAGCATCCACGGACACGAGTCGACGATCTTCACTTCGTGCGACGACCACCGGCGGGTTGCCCACAGTCCGGTGCGGATCACCATGAGCGAGTTCAGCGTGTACGCCTGGTCGGCGCCTTCTTGGAAAAACTCGACGTACCGGGACCAGCCGAGTTTCTGTGCACGCGGGAACGACTTCGTATCGGTCCACGCCAATATCGTGTGCTCGTAGATCGGCCGCAGCAGCGTGTCGATCGCGCCGCCGATAGATCCGACACCGTATCCGGCGAACGAAATGTTATCGCCCACAATGTCGCCGATCGCCTGGATCAGCGCCCCTATGCCCTCGTTGACGCCCGGCGCCGACTTACCGCCGGTGATGATCTTCGCCGTCTTCTCCGGGGTGCGGGTGAACTTCGCACTGATCACGCCCGGCGTGACGCCCGGGCGCAGTACCACGTACGGCAGCGCCTTGTTCGTCGACTTGTACCCGATGCGCATGTACTCGTTGGGCATCGGCTGCCCGGTGATCACAGACCGTGTCGTGTCGAGGAAGTCCTCGGTGAACTGGTCGATCGTGTTGACCAGCCCGCCGAACAGGTTGCCGCCGTGGCTGGTGCCCGAGTTGAACCGGCCCGACTTGTCGGCGAGCGAGATGATCAGTTGACCGTTGCGCGGATCCGCGCCGGGGTACGGCAGGTCGTCACCTTCGAGCCACCGGTCGGCCTGTATCGACAGCTCGGCGTCCTCGATCATCGCGATGAACGCGTCGTACCAGTACTTCATGCGGATGATCGGCAGGCCCCACACGACGCCCGAGTTCATCGCTTCCATGAAACTGATCGGGTTGACCGCGATCTGCCAGTTGTCGACGTCGAACCCTTCGAGGTATTCCGACGGGTCGAGCGGGTCGTCGGGCAGCGTCAGCGGCGTTTCGTCCCGCATGAGGTTCACGTGCAGGGTAGTCAGCGCGCACCAGTTGACCGGCCCGAGCAGCATCCACGCCTTGAACTGCGTAATCGCCGGCAGGAACGGCGACGGGAAGCACTCGATCCACTTCAAGTTTTCGATGTCGTGCATGAACGTGATCGTCACGATCTCGTCGCCGGTCGACGTCAGCTCCGACGACACGTCTTCCATGCGGCCGCCCCAACGGGCACCGACATAGTCGGCGGTGATGTGGACGTTCACGCCCTCTTCGCGTAGGTCGCGGCCCTCGAAGTCGAGCGCCCACTGCCCGAGCGGGTCCTCGGCGAGCACGACGACCATGCCGGCGCCGGCGTCGTTGTCGATCCACTCGAACTCGTACTCGATCGGGTTGCCGACGACGTGCTGCAGCAGCCACTCGGCGTCCCACAGACGCATGATCGGCACCTCGCGGCGAATGCGTGCCTCGTCACGCTGCGCCGACTTCGTGGCCTCCCAGATCGCGTTACAGCGTTCGAGCAGGTCGGCCGAGTCCAGCCCGGCGACCGACGCCGCCCGCGCCGCCCGCGCCTGCACGTACGCCTTGGCTTCTTTCGTCGCGAACGCGCCCATGCCCTAGACCCGTCCCCACGCGCGGCGGAACCTGCGCACCTGGTGGATCATCAGTACCGCGCCCTCGGGTGGCACGTTCGTCGCTGACACTTCGATCTCGACGGGTTGGCAGAACCGCGGTATCGGGTTCTTCGGGTAGTCGCCCGGCGACGGCATCTGCGCGACCATGTTGTGATCGAATGCGTCGCGCACCGGGATCTCGCCGGGCGAGTAGTCGACGGTGATACCGACGTTCTCGACGGGGTCGATGTCGGGGTAGGTGAGTTTCCGGTTCGGGAACATGCCGCCCGGCTCACGCTTCCACGGCGGCCCCGACCACGTGTTGTCGGGCAGCGTGTACGTCGCCGCGGTGCCGACGTACTTGTGCTCCATGTCGACGCCCGACGGGTTCGAGATGACCGCTGTCTGCGTGCCGTCCTCGTCGAACTGCACCGGGATCGTGACGTCGTCTTCCTGCCAGAACGGCATATACGCTTTCAGGTGCAGTTCCCACGTCCACCAGCGTTTACGCGGATGGTCGCCCGGCACGTGCTCGGCGTCGTACTTCGTGCCAGCGGTGAGCACTACCTCGATGAACCGTGTCGACTCGGTCGTTTCCCACTCGATGCGGGCGAGTGTCGAGTTCTCGTAGTACGGGTCCAGCTCGAACGACAACGCCTCACGGATCGCGCCGTCGACCACACCGAACGGGTTCACGTGGCTACCGTGAACGACGAGCGTCACGACCGGCTCCATAATCGCCGTCTTCACTGCCCGCAGCACGCCGCCGTCCATGCGGATCGGGGTGCGCTCGATGACCCGAACCGGCGGCTCGTACAACTCTTCCAGCCCGTCCCACGCCAGCTCGACGCCTTCCTCGCCGGCGCGGTCACCGTACAGGTGGAACGTCTGCCCGCCGTCGCAACCGACGAGCCGGATATTCGATACCGGCGAACCCTCGGGTAGGCATGGTGCGGTCACTGGTGTTGTCCTCTCACGACGGCCCCGGCTTCACGTAGCGGCGCATCCTGCGGCGACGCCCGTTGTCGACCTTATTCGCCACATCGTCGCCGTCGGCGTTGCCTTGCACGACCACGCTCACGCTGCCGGCCTCCCACGCCTGACGCGCCAGATCCGACACGAGGTCGACGAGGTTCTTCTGCGTCACCGGTTCGCCGTCCTTCGGCGGCCCCGTCAGCGGGTTGTCGGTCATGTACTGCCCGATCGCCTCGACGACCGGCGGCTGCACGTCGAGACCGAAGATGCCGAGCGCCGCGCCGAGCTGCCCCGAGATCGCCGAGTTCGCCACGTCACCAGCCCGGGCGCCGAGTGTTGTCTTCGCTTTCGAGTTGTCGAACTTGCCGAGCGCGCCCGGGTTGTCGAACAGCGTCGTATCGACGCCGTACGCGATCGCCGACTTGGCGGCGCCGCCGAGCTGCCCGGACACCGGGCCGCCGCCGAGGGTGATCGCCGCCATTTCCGGCCGCTTCGGCGCGTTCGCCGGCGCCCCCGCGGGGTCGGTCGTCGGGGTGACCTCGGGTGTGTTCGTCACCGACACCGGCATCGGGTTCGCCTCGGTCGGTGCCGGCGCGGGTGCGGGTGCACCGCCGGGCAGCGGCGAACCCTTACGCACGATGCCGGCCCGCAGCTTCGCCTCGTCCTCGCGGCCCGCGAGACCAGCGCCCCACGGCTGCCCGCCGGACTTGTTGAAGATGCGCGCAGCGACGATCGCCTGCTCCTCGGGTGTGGCCTGCCCCGCGGTCGGCGCGAACTTCAAACCACCGTTCGCCTTCCACGTGCCGAGCGCGATTTGGAACCCGCCCGACGCCTCGTTGCCGCCGCTGTTCGCGTCGATGATCTCCTGTTTGCGGTCCATGCGGCCGCCCGACTCGCGTTTGAGTAGGTGATCCCACGCAGGGTCCGTCGACGAGTACGTGCCGTCCGGGTTCTTCTTGAGTGGAATCGTGTCCTCGGTCGCGGTCGACGCCGCCGGGGTGCCCGTCAACCCGAGCGCCGGGTCGGTCGTCCCGCCGAGCGACGTCGACGACGACCCACCGCCGCCACCGCCACCCATGAGCGCCGGCCAGTTCTCGACCCACACCGGGATCACGCCGCCCTTGTCGGCCTCGTCGGCGGTGTTGAACTTCGAGCTGCCGCCCGAGTTGCCCCACTGCGCGCCGCCCGACGACCCGGACGACGAGGAACCGCTCGACGACGACGCGCCCAGCCCGGACCCGATCGGCGTCGACGTGGCACCGAGGCCCGACGTCGACGCCGTGCTGCCCGGGGTGCCGATACCCTTCTGCGTCGACGGCGTCCCACCGAGTGAGTAGGACTGCCGGGTGTGGACGTGGTCGGTGTGACCCGACCAGTCGGCCGAGTAGTAGCCGGGCTGCGACGTGCCCGGCCCGACCATCTGCCCGTCGGCGACGCCGATCTTCTGCCCGGTGTTCGGGTTCATCCATATGACCTGTTCGAGGTCACCCTTGATCGAGGCGAAGTACTCGGCCAGCCGCTGCATGTTCGGGACCGGCCCCGACCAGTCGATGCCCTTGTTCTTCCCGGACTTCTCCTGGTGCCCGGCATACGTCGACGCCTGCACACCGAACCGCTTCTCGATGTCCCGCACCCACTGCGGAAACAGCCCGTCGTTGTCGCCGTACGAGACCGACGACCCGACGGGCAGCCCGTACGGTTCGCGGCCGACAGCGCCGCCCTCGCGGAACGCGGGCAGCGCGCCGAGCAGACCGGCCGGCGGCACCCACCCTGCGCGCAGCGCCTCGATCCACGGCAGCGTGGACGCGTTGACCGAACGCGCCGGCAGCACGTACTCGCCGCGCGACAGCCGAGCGAGTATCGAATCGGACGTCGTCGTGCCCGGCCCCTGAATAGGTCCGTGCGACCCGTTGGCGAACGACTGCAGTTGCATGCGCACCGGCCCGCCGTCACGCAGCCCCTGCATCGTCTGCCCGAACGACTTGATCGCGCCGACGCCGGGAATGTCGACGCCGAGGATCGAGTCGGGCAGCGCGGCGAGCAGACGGCCGATAGCGTGGATCGGCGCCTTTATGATGTCGACGACACCGGAGAACGCATCCTTGATCGCCGAGCCGATCCGCGACGCGATGTCGCCCATTGTGCGGAACGCGTCGCCGATCTTCCCGAAGATCGGTTTAACGAAATTCCACACCTTTTCGATCGCACCCTGTATCAGATCCCACGCAGGTTTGATCGCGTTGTTCCACAGCCACAATGCGGCGTCGCCGACCGCGCGCAGCCCGCCCATGAACATGTCGAAGATCGGCCGTATCACGCCGTTCCACACCGACCCGATCAGCCCGCCGATAAACCCGAACGCGGGCTGTATTGCGTTGGTCCACAGCCACATCACGACGGCGCCGGCGATTTTGAACAGCGTCGACCAGATAGTGAAATAGACCTTTACCGCGCCCCACAGGACACCGAAGATCGCCTGGATGAAACCGAACGCCGGTTTTATCGCGTTGTTCCACAACCACATTGCCGCCGCGCCGATCGCGTCGAATCCGGCTTTCAGTGCCGGCCACACAACGTCCCACGTCGCTTTCAGCGCACCCATGACGGACTGCCATATTTGCCGCCCGAGTTCGGTCTTCGTGAAAAACAGTGCGAGCGCGGCGACGAGCGCGACGATGCCGGTAATGATCATGCCGATCGGCGACGCGGCGAACAGAATCTGCAGGACAGCCCACGCGATACGGATACCGTCGATGATCTTCTTGGCGATCGCGAACGCCTTAAACCCGAGCACGAGTATCCCGATCGCGCCGGCGATCGCGCCGATGACCGGGGCGAGTGGCTGCAGCATCTGCAGCAGCCCGGTCACGACGGGCAGCACGGCCGCGATGACGTTCGCGAGCATCGAGAACATAGGCACCGTCACCGACAGCGACCCGATCAGGAACCCGGCGATGACCTGCGCGAGCTGCCCGATGACCGGACCGAGCGCGAGGAACAGATTCGAGATCGGCTGCACGGCCGGCATGAGTGCCTGCAGGATCGAGATCAGCGCCTGCCCGACCGTGACGAGGACCGGCCCGAGTGCCTGCGCGAGCGCCCCGATGATCGGCCCGGCGAGCTGCGCGAACGTCGCGAGCAGCGTGCCGAGGACCGGCAGCACCGGCCCGATCGCCGTCGCGATCGCCGAGATCGCAGCACCGAGCGGCTGCATCGCCGGCGCGAGGTTCGCCATGCCCTGCCCGAGCATGTCGACCAGCCCCGAGATCGACGGCCCGATCTGCACGATGAGACCGGCGAGCGCCGGCGCGACCGTCGTCCCGATGATCGTCGCGAGTTGCATCACGATCGGCAGGACCGTCGCGACCGCCGACTGCATCGCGGTGAAAAACTGGATCAGCGCGTCGCGGCCCTCACCGGCCGACAGGTAGGCGTTGATCGTCTGCAGCTTCTCGCCCAGCCCGCCGAGCACACCGTCACCCGCGGCGGCCGCCGCCGAGAACACAGCCGAGATGATGCCGCCGACCTGCTGGATGACGAACCACAGTTGCTTCGCCATGTCGATCGCGTCGCGGAAAAACTCGCCCATGCGGCCGGACTGCTGCGCGGCGACGAGCATGTTCGACAGTTCGCGTGCCGCGCCGCCGATGCCGTTGGTCATCGGCCCGAAGACCTGCGACGCGCCGGCGCCGATTGCGGTGATACCGGGCACGAGGTTGCCGAGCGCGGTGCCGAGGTTGGCGCCCATGTTCCCGGCCTCGCGCAGCAGGTCACCGACGACGCGTGTGCCGGTCGCCGAGTTGATGAACCCGAGCGCCGACTTCGCGCCCTCGTTGAACCCGTCCGCGACGTTCAGCATCATGTTCCGCAGCGGCACCAGCTTCGTCTGCAGGCCCTCGATCTGCGGTGCCAGTCCAGCAAAAAACGCATCTTGAACTGGTTGCTGCACAATTTCTTTGAACTGCTTGCCGAGGGTTTGGAAGGCGAGCACGAACGCCCGCGCCTGCGGGGACAGCTTCGCCATTGCCTCGGCGAACTTCTCGGCGTTCGCCGGGTCGAACGCGTTTTTGATCGCCTCACCGACGCCGAGGGTCGCCGTCTTGACCGTGGCGACGACACCGGCGATCGCGGTCAGCCCGGCGGCGAACGCCCCCGCGCCGGCCACCGCAGCACCGAACAGCCCGGCGCCGAGCGCCGCGCCGAGCGCAGACAACGCTGGCAGCATCCCGGCGATGACGACCGTCGCTCCACCGGCGATCGCAGCGAATTTGAGTACCGTCGCGCCCGCCGACGCGAACCCGCCGGCAATACCGAGCAGCCCGCCGAGCAGCCCCTTACCGCTGAGCGCCTTCGTGATCTTCGAGATCGCCGACGTGTTCGCGTTGACGTCGACGTTCGTCCGGCGCGGCAGTGCCCGCAGCGCGGCCGCCAACCGTTCGACCTCGGCGAGACCGTTCACCTTCGCGTCGATGACCAAAGACATCGACTCGAACTTGGACACGCGGCGCAGCGCCGACGCCAGGTTACGCAGGTCGTCGGCCGACGCTCCGGCCGTCACAATCGACACCGTGCTGCTGACGTCGCCGACCTGCTGCAGACGCGTCAGCGCCGTCGACAGACGCCGGATCTCCGCGGTCTGCATGCCGACGTGAGAGACCGCGATACGCACCGGTATGTCGTTGGGGATCTCGGCGAGCGCAGCCTTGATCTTCCCGACCGCGACGTCGGTACGCGCGACCATGCGGGTCAGCGCCACCGACCATGACCGCGCCACCGCCGACGCGTGTTTCTCGCCGTCTGTTTCGACCTTGCGCATCGCCCGCGCGAACGCCGTCGCCATGCGGTCGAACGACTGTCGGGTCGAGCGTTCCAGCTTCGCCCAGTTGCGGCGCACAACCTGCGCAGCCTGAGCTGACGCGCGTTCCATGCGCTCTCGCAGCTCGCCCTCGACGTTGTCCCAGTTCAGGGTTACGCCGACCTCGGCCTCGGCCCACTGCCCGCCGCCTGCTGTCACGCTGCCCGCCTCACCTCGTCGGCCGCCGACGAGTCTGCCGGCGACGCCCGAGTGCGGTCGGGTTCGTGTCGAGTCTCAGGGTATCGTCTGCTCAGCCCGCAGCCGGTGACCGCGAGCCGATCCGGCCGGCTTTCAGATCGGCCATGTGCTGCTGCATGTCGTCGACCGACGCCGACTCGACGGGCACGTCGTCACGCTTCCACCGCTGGATCTCACGCAGCGGCGGCTGTTCGAGTTTCCGTTGCCACGACCGCAGCTCGTCTTCGGTGCCCCGCGAACGCCACCCACGCAGCAGCGCGTAGACGGCGTTCGTCGCCCGCTGCGCCGGCAGCTCGAATAGGTCGATACCACGCATGGTGAACTCGCCGTCGACGAGCATCCACGCGCCCGCGGCCTGCTGCCACAGACGTTCGACCGTCCACCGCGGTATCCCGAGGTGCGTTTCGACGATGCGGTCGGCCATGATCTGCAGCGTGTCGAGAGTGATCGCCGAGTGAGGTTCGACGAGCGCGGCGAGCAGCCGGCCCCACGCGTCGGCCGAACAGAACGTGCCGACGATGTACAAGCCACCGGTGTTCGACTTCTCGTCGACGAGCAGCGTCGGCACCAGCCGGCGCGTCTCCGGGATCGCCGTACCGATGAATGTGCCGTCGAGCGCGAAGCCCGACGGCACATCGCCCCACGGCGGCGGCAGAGCCACCGGCGGCCCTACTTCTTACGGCTTGCCCGGGCAGCCGCGCGACGCTGCTGCCGGTTCTGCGCCTCGTTCTCCTGCGCCTGCCGGAACTTGGCAGACGCGGTCGCGTCGCCCCACTCTTCGAGCACGGCGGCGACGACCCGCCCGTACAGCCCGTCGTCGAAGTTGTTCGCCCGGTCGGTGATCCGCTCCTGCAGATACATGAGCGCAGACGGGTCGACGCACTGCTGCACGATGCGAACCATCGAGTTGGTGCGGACCCGCACGTCGTCGGACAGCAGTTCGCCCATGTACAGCGTCATCGCGGCGTCGGACGGCCGGAACAACCAGAACGGGATCCCGTCCATCGCGAACGGGATTTTCTCGATCTCCCGGTCCTCGCCGGTGTCGGTCGAGAACCGCAGCTCTTCGGGGACATCGTCGAGACTCGGCGCCTCGAACTCGGACTGGTCGATCGTCGACTTCGTGGTCGCCTGTTCGGTACGCAGCTTGTGCAGGTCACGCATGTCCGGTCGGCTCATGTGCTCGATGTCCTCGTCGAGCACGTCGGGGTACTGCTCGGCGATGAACTTGCGCCAGGTGTGCACAGATGCGTTCGCGGCCGGCGCCTTGGTCGTGGTTGCCATGTGATGCTGCTCCTAGCAGTCGGGTACGGGTGGCACCCGTCAGCGTAACCGCCGAGTGAGCGATCCCATGACGTCGACGAGCGCATCGACGAGAAACGGGTTCGGCTTGATACCGCGCACCGACTTCGCGAACACCCATTTCGCATCGCCGCCCCGACGCCGCCCCGACGCCCCCTTGACTTGGAACTTCAACGCCTGCCGCGTGACCGGCACAATCGGTGTGCCCTTCGGCCCGTAGATGCCGGTGCCCTCGTGGATATACCGCGCGTAGGGCAGCGGCGAACCGACCGTGACATGCGTGCGTGTGCCGCGCACGTCGACGACGTACTCGATCGAGTTACGCAGCGTGCCCTCGTCGACCGGCGCCCGCCGGCGCGCAGAGTTCTGCACGCGCCGGCCGACCCGCCGCCCCCACTCCTGCCCGAGCCGTGACTGTTCGGCGGCGATGACCTGCCTATTCAGCCGAACCGTCACCGGCGTCACCCTCGGCGGGCACCCGCTCGTCGTAGTCGGCCTGCAGCTCGGTGCGCGACTTGTCGGTCGGGTCGTAATCCGGGAACCGCGCAGCCATGTATTCGGCCCACTCGCCGGTCTCGGCGTTACGCTTCGGCGGCCCCGACGCGGCCTGATCGCCGATCACGAACCCGCCCGCAGTGATCGGTTCGCCCGGACGATCCGCCGCAGTCGCCGGCAGCGTCCGCTGCTCGCCCTCGGCGTCGTCGACGACCGTCACCCGTTCCCGCTTGATCAGCCCGTCGATGTACGAGGTACGGGTGACCGTCACTACCTCGCCGGCACGCATGCCGCCGAACGACTGCGCCGCCTTGATCGTGACCTGTGAATCGCTCATGGTGTGTCCTTCCGCGGGTCGGTCGGCAGCATCGGAACAGCCGCATCGGTGAACCGCCCGAGTTCAGTATCGACGACGACGTCGTGCTCGACACCGAACGCGCCACCCGACCGGCCGACGACCCGCATCGGCCCGACCTGCACCTGCTCCGGGTCGACGTCGACCAGCGCCCAGTCGGCGTGCAGGATCGCCCGCCGCAGCGCCTCGGCGTCGTCGAGCTGGTCGCGTGCCGCCGAGTCGAGCCGGACCGGGTCGGGCGCCTGCTCGGGGTGCGACGGGTTGATCGACGGGTCGCAGCGGTACACGCCGAGCGTGATCTGCACCCGCCACTCGGCCGCGCACGACTTGACCGTCGACGGCGTCCTGGCAGGCTTCGGCGCATACGAGATGACCGCCGCCCACAACTGCGCGCAGAACTCGCCCGGCGGCTTATCCGGCACCACAGCCACCCGATCCGGCACGTCCGCGCGCGCCGTCTGCAGTTCGTGCTCGGCGCGTTCGACGAGCAGCCGCGCGATCGCGTACGGCGAGCAACCCATCATGGCAGCGACCGCCGAACAGCCTGCCGGCCACCGACGATCTGCGCCGGCCGTCCGATGCGGTGCGGGTTGACCGTCAGTAGCCACTGGTCGACCTCGTCGACACCGGTCATGCCCTCGGTGAAGTACGCGCGCGCGTCGACCTCGATCGACAGACCCTGTCGGGATGCGCTCGTCACGCCGCGCGGTAGTCGGCACGCGCGGCCCTCGCGGTCGTTCAGGTACTCGACGGCGAGCACACCGGCGGCCAGCCGACCCGCAGCCGGTACCGGCACGCCACGCCGGTAGGTCACCGACCATGCGCCCGGTGTGCCGTCGTCGGCGTTCAGGTTCTGCCGCAGCGGCCAATGCTGCCCGTCGACGCGCCGCACGTACTGACCGTCGATGACCCGGTACGCGACGTCAGGCAGCACGTCAGCGTCGATGCGGATCTCGTCGACCTCGGCGATCGGGCCGGGCAGATACAGCCGCACACCGGCGATGCGGCAGCCACGACCAGCGCCCGGGTCGTAGCCGGTCGTCAGCGGTGGTGCGACCCGGCGCCCGGGATACGTCGACGACAGTGTGCCCGCATACGTCGAGCCGGTGACCGGCGGTCGCGGCGTCGGCCGGACATGCTCGGCGACCGTGCCGAACGTGCGGCCCGACAACGCCCACAGCACACTGATCGCCCACGCGGACGCCTGCGCCTTCGCGTCGGCCGACGCGGCAGCCCACACAGCGGAACTCTCATCGGGTATGTCGAGCGGCCAGTCGATGTCATCCATGAGTCGATGGTCTCACGAGAAAACGCCGCCCCACTGGCAGCCGACCAGCGAAACGGCGTTTCTCGTTACCGGAAAGAACCCGAGCTGCGACCCTCGACGAACCTTCACACAATGACGCCCTGTCAGGCTACACGCCGCGCAGCCCGTCGACGAGCGCCTGCACCGACGACGGTTTCCGTGTCTGCAAGTAGTCGTGGCCGCCCGCCCCGAGGTCGCGGGCAGTGACACCGGCGGCAGCGGCGAACGCCTCCACACGCGCCGCCGGGATGGTCGCATCGTCGGTCGCGTACTCGACCCGCAACGGCACATCGGCGTACGCGCCGGCCTGCGCGAGGGTGAGCGGGTCGTGGCCTGCGAGGTCGGCCGTCGTCCACTCGCCGTCGTACGCGGTGTCGAGCGCCGGCGCCCACGACGGCTGCGAGTTCATCCACGCCTGGTCGGTCGCCGGGCACCACACGTGCACGAGCGCGACGTCGTCGTCGGTGGTGCCCGCCCACGACAACACATTCATGGCGCCCATGCTGAACCCGGCGAGCGCGACCCGATCCGTATTCGCGCCATACTCCGACCGGGCGAACGCGATCAGTGAGTCGATGCGCTGCTGCGCGAGATCGTTGCCGAACGCGTTGACGCCGAGCTGCGCGTTCACGACGAGGAACCCGGCCGCGGTGACCGCCTCGACGACCGGCTGCAACTGCGCCGGCCGATACATGACGAGCGGGTCGTTCGTGTAGCCCTCGGCCAGCACCAGCGCCACCCGAGACCCGTCGGCCCGCCACCGGCGCGGCGCCGCGACCGTGACGACCTCATCGCCCATGCCGGGCACGGCGACACGCTGCCTCAGCGCGGCCACCGTCAGACCTCGATCGCCTGGATAGACCGCACCGACGGCGGGTTCTCCGGGGTGATCTCCAAGTTCGCCGAACCGACCGCCCGCCACGCCCGCATCGTGTACGTGCGCGACGCCGTCCCGGCGGGTACCCGCATCGCGACCTCGCCGCACCCGTAGTTTCCGCGCACCGTCATCACAGACGACCGGACGTTCGTGGCGTCACTGATCTCGATCACACCGGTCACGTCGCCGCCGGCGTACAGCAGCGGGATACGCGCCACGACGAGCGCCGGCCGGTCGGTCGTGGCGAACGTGATCGAGCAGCCGTCGAGCGCGGTCGGGTCGCCGGACGTGACGACCTGCTGCGCCGACGACCCGGCGTAGCCGAGTTCGACCGTGCCGTCACCGGCGATGCCCTCGTCGATGCCGTCGAGCAGATTGTCGAAGAATGCTTTCGTCGCCCGGGTCACGCCCGAGACGATGTTCGGTCGGTTGTACGCCATGCCGGCGGCCTCTCTTCGCGGTGGTGGTGGTGAAACGCGAAACGCGCGGCGAGGGTGTCCTCGCCGCGCGTTTCAGAGTCGGAACCCGTTGCCGACGACCAGATCGTTACCGATCGGCGGCGTCACACCGGGGGGTACGCCACAGCCCCCGCGGTAGCGGTGGGCGGCGCGACCTGCGTGGTGATCGGCAGGTAGTGATCCTCCGGGGTGAGCGGATCGACCAGCGGCCCGGGCGCCGGGGTGGCTGCAGCGTCGAGTACAACGTCGTAGCCGCCGGACTCCCACTGGTTGCCGTCCTTCGTCTTCGCGTTGCCGAGGGTGAACTCGGCGGTCTCGTTGTTCAGCGTCAGCTCGTCGAGACGGCCCGAACCGATGTACGGCCACAGGTGGTACCCGTACCGCTTGCCGCCCGCACCACACGCCGTGCCGGGCACGTCCGACCACACTTCGAGCGCGAACGCCGTTTCGATCTCTTCCGAGTACCGACCGAACTTGATACCGACGGCGTTGCCGGCGGCGTCCTCGTAGATCGGGTTACCGGTGATGATCTCCCACGCCTCGGGGTCGACACCGCAGAACGCGATGCCCAGAGTGAAGTACTTGAACTCGTCGGGCATGGTCTCGATGAAACAGAACTTGTCGTTACCGTTCTTCGGCGCGTTCTCCGTGCCGTCCTCGTACTCGGCACTGATGTCGACCGAGATCAGACCATCGGTGACGAGAGTCGACTTCGGGCCGGTGACCGGGGCGCCGCACTCGTCGAGCCGAGTGAGTCGCATGATCTTTGCCCGGACGGACGGCCAGACCTTGTTCGCCATTTGCTGCTGCCTCTCTTGGGGTGTGCTCGTTGTAACCGCCCGGCCCCTAGCCAGCAGCAATATCTGCTGTCAGCGAGTGTATCCCGCTGCAGCGTCGACGCGTGGTTACGCGTCGCGACCGTCGTACGCTTCGATCAGCGCCGTACGGTTCAGCGTGTCGACGTCGTCGCCGAGCACCGGCCGCAGGAACTCGCGCCAATCGTCGGTGCGATCGTTGCGGTCGGGCGCCTCGCCGAGCGCGGACCAGTCAGGTTCGCCGGCGGGGTCGTCGACGCGGCCCTCGCCGACCTCGTCGTCGGCGGGCGGCTCGTGTGGCGGCTCGTCGCCGGTCTCGATGACCGGTTCGCCGGACACCAGCGGCGGCGCCGGCGTCTCCGGCGTCTCCGGCGGTGGTGCGTCGCTGTCACCGTCGGTGCCGTCGTCCTCGACGTCGAGACCGTGCTCGCCGGCGAACGCCTCGTACACGTCGTCGGGCACCTCGAACGCCTGCCGACGCCCCGCGGTCACCTTCCGCACCCGCCACTTGTCCGGCGCCGCGGCACGTAACAAGGCAGCCGCGATCTCACTTGGGTTGTCGCCGTCTTTCACAAGCACGGTTGGCATGTCAGATCCTCTCGATCAGGGAAGATCGACGAGCGCGGCGCCGGCCACCTCGTCGAACGTCACCAGATAATCGCGAACCACGATCGCGGTCGCGTTGTTCGTCGTCGGGTCGAACCACGACTGCGACTTGTCGGTCAGCGCATCGACCGACGTACGCCGCACCAGCAGATCGCCGGTCGCAGCGATCCACACACTGCCAGCGGTCGGCGCGTTCCCGTCAGGCCCCACGTTCGGGTAGTCGCCGAACACGACCGGCGTGCCGAGTTTCGTACGCAGCATCGTCCCGTCGGCCTGCACGAGATCGAGGCTGTCGGCGAGCGCGCCGAGGAACCGCGGCAGGTGCAGCACACCAGCCGACGCATAGTCGGTGTACAGCCAGTGTTCGAGCCGGCCGAGCGCCAACGCGAGCGGCGCGGCGACGTCGACGACCTCGACCGTGTTCGTCGCGTCCATGATCGCCGGGTTCTCATCCCGCCAGATGCGCCGCTCAACGGCCTGCATCTCACCGGCCTGCAGCGTGTCAACCGCCCGCTGCCGCAGCTCGGCCTCACTGGTGCCGGTGATGTCGCACTGCGCGCCGGCATAGACCTCGAACGGGTCGCCGACACCGGCAGGCAACCCGCGCGGAATGTCGCGGCCCATCGCGGTGCCCTCGTCGAGACATTCGAGCGCGGTATGCCCGACCGCCGTCGGGTCGATCGGCAAGAAATACTCGACGCCGCCGGCGAACACATGCGTTTCGCCTTCGGTCAGCGCGGCCGCCGAGAACAGCCCGTACTTCGGTGGGGTGAGTCGCCGCTGCGTCTCGACGAACAGCCGCGCGTTGGTGAGCATGGTCGCCATATCCGACCCGGTCCTCTCCTAGTGAGACGAGTAGGGCACCCGCACGACTGCGGGTCGCTACGGGTGCCCTACTCGGTATCCGATGTTCTGTTGTCAGACCGTCACGGCGTCGCCACGATGATCTTGCCGTTCCCGTCGAGGTTGCGTGCAGCGCCGGTCGCGCCCGATGCGGACAGCGGCAGCGTCAGCAGCGAACCGCGGTACGCGCGCCACACGACGACCAACTGCTCTTCCATGAACAGCCGCAGGAAGTCGTTGGTTTCCAGACCGGCCGAGTCGTAGATCGCTTCCATGTTGATGATGTCGCCGCGGCCGCGGACGATGGTGCCCTCCGGCCAGACCATCACCTTCACGCTGGTCGGCAGGGTGTTCGCCGTGGTGGCGCCACCGACGCCGGCCGAGCCGAGCGACAGCGCATCCTGCCAGTCGTACGTCCAGTCGACCGACGCGCCACGCTGCGAGAACCACGTGTCGATCTGCGCGTCGGACACGTCGAGCGCGTTGTCGACGCCGTTCCGGTTCGCGTAGTCGGCGCGGAACACGGTCTTGTACCAGTTCGGAATGGCGACCTTGAACCGCATCGACTCCGACGCGCGCAGCCGAGTGCGCTCGTTGGTGATGACCCACTCGATCGCGTTCAGCGATGCTCCGACGGTCGACGGGCCGAACGTGTTGGTGAAGTTCACCTGGTTGTGTCCGGCGCCCGAGAAGATCGCTTCCATGCGTTCGAGGCTGATCTCGTTGATGCGGTGCGAGTGCGCCGCGACGAGTTCGGCGATCTGCGCCTCGACTTCTTCGGGGTAGGCGTGGTTCTGCAGGATGCCGGCCGATGCGCCGGTGTACACGGCGTCGGCGCGGACCTCGTCGAAGTCGGGGCAGTCGACCCGGTAAAAGACCTTCGTGTAGTCCTCGGGGTCGGCCGATTCCGACATCGCTTCGGTCATCACGCGGCCGGCCATGCCGCCCGCATAGATGGTGCCGAAGTCGATCTGCCGGCGGAACCGCAGACCACCGCGGTGCACCTGCACCTCGGGCAGATTGATCAGACCGGCGTTCGCGTCGGTCAGGCTGCCGGGGATCTCGTACAGCGTCTCCGACGGGGCGCACCAGCCGCCCGACGCGACGATCGAACCGCCTTCGAGCCGCGACTCGTCGACCGCGTTGCGCATGATCGAACCGAAGTCGCGTTCAGCCGACGCGACCAGCTCGTCGGGGTAGGCGATCGCGAGCGACGCGACGTCGGCCTTGGCGTGTGCCCGCACACCCTTCGTCGGCAGACCGCGCACCGTCGCGGCAGCAGCGGCGGCGAGTCCCTTCATGCCGTCGAGTTCCTGCCCGGTGGTGTGGCCGCGCACACCGGACGACGCGGTGATCGTCACGCCGGCACGCAGCTCGGCCTCGGCAGCCTTGTCGTCGGGTGCTCGCACCGTGCCCGGCTTGCGGGCAGCGACGGCGCCGACGCTGAAGTGGGAACGCTTGCCCGAGGCTGCGACCATGTCGCCGGCTCCTTCGTTGGTCTCTGCCGACTCGGTGCTGCCGCCCTCGTTCGGATCGTCGGTGGTGACTGCGGGGTCACCGGTGGTGCTGCCGGTGTCGCCGTCGACGACCGCGGGGTCACCGGTGGTCTCACCGGTCTCGGCGGCCGGGTCGTCGGCAGCCGCGGCCGGCTCGACGTCGGCGGTCAGCTCGTCGACGCGGGCGGCCAGCTCGGCCCGCTGCTGAGCCTTCGCGGCGTCAGCGGCGGCGAACTGCTGCTGCAGACCACGCGCCGACGTCATCGCGTCGACGAGCAGTTCGAGACCGAACAGCTCGGCGTCGTCCTGCGGGTCGGACGCGTCGAGGTCGCGGTACTTCTCGATCGACTCGTTCAGCACCGCCTCGACGTCGGCGCGGTCAGCGTCCTGCAGTAGTTCGGTGATCTTCGCCTGACGATCCGCTGCGGCGAGGGTCTTACCGTTCGCGTCGGTTGCCTGCGCTGCCTCGATCAGGGATTCGAGAGTTACCTTCATCGCTGGGGATTACCTTCCGTGATTAGAGTGCCGTATCCCGTTGGGTACTCCGGCCCCTAGCCAGCGATGCAAACCCACCTAGCGCCTAAGGGTAGCGCAGCCAGTACAGGTCAGCGCGTAACCTTGCGCCACACATCACCAGCGGCGACGTCGGCGTTCTCTTTCGCCTCGGCCTCGGTCAGGAACCGAGCGACCGTGCCGTCGCGTTTCGTCACCTCGAACACGGTGATCCCGCGGCGTCGACAGTTACAGCCCATACCGTGTTCTCCGATACTCTTCGGACCGTCGCGCGGCCGCGGCGACCTCGTCGCGTGTCTGCTGCCGGATCAGTTCGCGCCGGCGTTTCGGCGACAGTGCGTCCTCGACGATCTTCACGATCCGCACCACGACGAACGCCGGCCCGAACACGAGCCACCCCATGTCACCGACGCCGTCCCGCCGCAGCGGTGATCGCCTGCCAAATAGGCGAACCCGACGCCCGCAGCCTCCCGTCGTCGTCCACCTCATCCCACGTCGCAGGGGTGCCGTCCGGCTTGATCACCTGCCGCCCGTTCTCATCGAGGTACGGCGCCCCGCCTCGGTGCGCGTCCATCTCCGCGCGCGTCCGTGGCTGCTGCTCGAACTCGTCGATGGTCTCCTGCGGCAGCTCGTACCCGCGTTCCGGCTCCGAATACGGCACCGCGCCGGGCTGCGACTCGGGGTCCATCGAGTCGACGGCTTCCGTGCTGGTCGCCGGTCGCGCCGGCGTCGGCGCAGCCTCGGCCCGGTCGACGATCACCTCGTCGGCCACCTGCGACTCTTCGGGTGTGCCGTTGTCGCGGATCTCGACGAGTTCGCTCGTCGACTTCGTCGAGAACCTGCCGCGTAGATCACGCTTGTGTTTGCCCTCGGTGAACTTGCCGACGCCGGCCGCGGTGATCCGTCCGCGCCGTCCTGCTGCGGCTGTGATCGCCGCCCATGCTGCCGATGCCACGACTGCCCCTGTCTTCGTCCACTGTTTGCCGTCTGTCTCGGTGCCGTCGCTGTAGACCGCGACACCGCGGTCGCCGTCGAACGACACCAGCTCGCCACCCTCGGCGCCCTTCAACGGCGCCTGATCTTCGAGCATCGTGACGCCGTCGTATCCCATGCCGGGCAGCACCGGCGCCCGATGCCACGACGTGCCGTCGGTCCACGTGCCGTCGTCGTAGTACGCCTCACCCGACGAGTTGTATTCGACGAGTTCGCCGCCGTCGGCGCCGTTCATCGGTGACTCGTCTTCGAGCATCGGGTGATCGGTGCCCGCGCCCATGTCCTGCCGGGCTGGTGCGTCGGTCTCGATCGGCGCGTCGACCATGCCCGTATCGGACGGCGTCGACGTGTCCGGTTCACCCGCATGGTTCTGCACCGGGTTCGGGTCGTTCTCGTCGTAGCGGCGCGCGTCCTGCTTGCGTGGCCGCGACGGCGTGGGCGCCTCGACGACCTGCGCCGGTGCTGCGGTCGGCGCGGCACGCTTCGGCTCGGGCGCCGGCGCGGCCGGCGGTGGGGTCTGCTCGGGCTGGTCATCCTTCGGCGCCGGACGCTTCCCGAACAGCGCCTCGGCGACCGACCGGCCGAGGTTCGCCGCATCGGCCTGCGCCTTGTCGACCGCACCATTCGCATTGTCCACAGCGTCGTCGATGCCCTTGCCGATGACGTCGCCGATCGACACGCCGTACTTGTCGGCGCCGGCCTGCGTCTTCACCTTCCGACGGTCACCGGCGGCCTGCACTGCCTCCCACGCCTCGGGGTCACCGAACTCGGGTACATCACCCGGCGCGGGTGGCGTCATGTCCACTTCGCCGAGCAGCGCCTCGTCGGCCACCGCGCCGAGCGGTATATCGACGTTCTCGCCGGCGAACGACACCCGCACCCGGTCGAACGACACCGACGCACCGGTCGGCAGCCGGTCGGCGGCCATGTTGTAGCCGGCGGTGATGTGCGGAACGAACGCGCCGTACTCCGACGGCGGCACCCGGTCACCGAGCGCGGCCCGCAGGTCATCGTGCAGCCGGCCGACGTCGACGCCGTTCACCAGCCACACCGCGCACTGTTCCTTCGCCTCGTCGCCGGCGTTGAACTCGGCGCGCGCGAACAGGTCACCGATGATCGGGTCGCGTGCCTCGGCGATGCGGGTCACTGTCGACAGGATCGAGTTGCGGCTGATGTCGTCGAGCGACACGACGTCGGGCAGATAGACGAGGGTCAGGTGCGGATCCGGGTCGCCGCCCTCGACGAGCATGAGCTGCGTATCGGTGATCGCCGGTAGCAGCGCGATCATGCCGTCGGTGCGTGGCTCGGTTTCCGCTTCTGCCTCGGCGACCGGCTCCGGGACGACCTCGGGTGTCGTGCCGGGCACCGGTAGCGCGGCGAGCACGGCCTGCACCTCGGGGTCGTCGAGCATCGCCTGCGCATCGACCGGGGTCGGCGGCATCGCCGACGCTGTCAGCGCGCCACCCTTCGCCGACTTGCGGCCCGGCCACTGCTTGAACACGTCGTGATACAGGTTCGCAGCCAACCCGTTCAGGTGCGCCGGCGACATGTCGGGGATCTCCGACCGCAGCGCCGCCACCAGCGACCGGAACGGGGTGCCCGTCCCGGCCCACCGCGCGAGTCCGACACCCTTCGTCCAGTACCGGTGCAGCGCCGGCGGCATCCGCCCCGACGTGTCGACACCAGCCGCGAGGATGGACAGGTACTGGTCGCCGGCCTGCTGACGGCGCATCTTCGCCGCCGACGCCGTCAGCGCCCGCCGCTTCTCCACCCGCGCCGACGCGACGATCTCGTCGACCAGCGGCTGCGTCCGCTGCCGCAGACGTTCACGGCGGATCGCCCGGTCGACCGCAGCCTGCGCGTCGCGGCCCGCCGACGCGACGAGCGCCTGCACTTCCTCGTACGTGATCGGCCCGTTGCGCACCATGCCGGCCGCGACGAGCATGCCGTCGTCAGCACCGGACGCGACGAGCAGATCGGTTCGCGGGATCGGGAACCCGGGCACATTCACGGCGAGCGCCGCGACCAGCTCGTACTGCCCCTGCACCTTGCGCCAGTCACCCGACAACGACGACCGGCGCAGCGTCTGCCGCTGCAAGTCATCGGTCGTCGGCGACGTGCGACCGGCGAACCATATGCCGTGCGCGTCCTCACCGACCCGCACCTGCGCGACCTGCGACCCTGTGTCGTCGTAGTGCGATGCGGCGGCGTTGATGTTCCCGGCGGCGGCGTGCCCGGTGCCGAGAGTCAGGTGCCCGACCGCGAGGTCGCCGTCGGTGGTCGGCACGACGCCCTGGTGAAAGTACCGGTAGTCGGTGCCCCGCGGTGGTTTCACGCCCGGCCGGCCGATATGTTCGGACTTCCAGCCGGCGAGGTGCCCGAACACGCGGCCATCCTTCGTGACCTGGATCGGGGTCAGCCGGTCGAGCTTCGGGTCAGCGAAGTCTGCGCGGTCGTAGACGATGTTCGCCGCGTTCAGCGCGGCTCCGATGTTCTTTCCCACGTGCCCGATTCCTCTGCTCGTCGTGTGGTGGCCTCACCTGAGTATGACCGACCCGACCACGACGACGAGGTCACTGCACGCGGCGGCGTCTTTCGCGTGCCTGCAGATCGGCGAACTGCCGGCGCCGCGCCCAGTCCCGGCCCGCAGCCCACACCGACGCGAGCACGCGCCGACCGGCGTACGGGTTCGCCGCGCCCGGCTCGGCGTGCATCCCGTCCCGGTACGCGGTCTGCGTGTCCTCGTGCGTCGGCAGCGGCTGCTCGGACATGCGGTCGTGTGCGGTCATGCTAGATAGTCTCCACCGAGCCGACGGCCCGGCCACGTCTGATACAGCGCGAGCAGCGAATCGGCGTCGAACGCCCACCGACCATCCTCGATCATCGCGTTCAGATCAGCTTTGGTGATCCGGCCGTTCTCGTCGAACCACAGCGCCGCCTCGTCGGACATGTGTTTGCGCGCGGTGTTGTCGTTAACCTTCCACAGCATGTCGGCGGCGAACCCGCTGTCACGTGAGTACGGTTTCAGCGTCTGCCCGTTGGTCGCCGCCTCACACAACAGCAGCATGTCGAACGACAGATTGTTGTGCGCCTCGTCGAGCATCGCCTGATACGACGTCGACACCAGCCCCTGCCGCTTGCCCTCGGCGACGAACTCACGCCGCCGCACCTGGTCGGGGTCGAGTCCCTGCAGCTCGCCGAGCGCCTGCTCGTACGGTATGCCGCGTTCCTCGGCGAGCGCGTCGGCGCGTTCCATGAGGTCGCGGCGCCGCTGATCCTCGGCCGTGTCCTGACGGCCGCCGTACAGCCGCTCGAACTCGTCGTCGGCGCCGTCGAGCCACCCACCACGGTCAGGCTCCGGGTCGGGTGCGCGGTCGGGCACGGTCGCAGCCTTCGCGATCAGGTCGGCGCGCGCCTTCTCCAACGTCGCGGTGTACTCGATCAGGTCGTCGAGGTCGTAGTCGGTGCTGCCCTCGGCGAGCGTTTCGTGTAGCGCGCCCCGTAGCCACTCCCACTCTTCGTTCAGCGCCTCCCACTCCGGGTCACCCTCGGCGTAGTCGAGCGGTTCGGGGATGACCGGCGGGTCGGCCGGCACTGCGTCGTCGGGGATACGCGCGTCGTCCGGTTCGTCGGCCCACTCGTCGAACGTCAGGTCGGGGTCGTACTCCGGATCCGGTTCGGCGACCTCGTCGTCGCCGGCGTCCTCGGTCCACCGCGGGTCGTCGAGCCACGCCCCGTCATCGTCAATCTCGATGACGTCGTCGGCGTACTCCGGCTGCCCGTACTGCACCTCGAACTGCTCAGCCTCACGCCGGCGTGCCAGCTCGGCGTCGACCTCGTCACGCAGCGTCGGGTCGCCGTCACGCTCGTCGGTGCGGATCAGGTAGTCGGCCAGCCGCGCGTCGGTCGCCGTTTCGAGGTCGGGCACCGGGATCGGGGTGCGCTCGTCAGTCACCTCGACGTCGAGTGGCTGCGCGCCCGGCTGCTGCCCGGCGTCCTCCCCGCGCAGCCCGACCTGCGGCGTTACCCGGTCCTCGCGTTCGGCGACCTGCAGGATCGCGGCGTCGGCGGCGTCCGGGTCGTCCGGCCCGATACGCACCGACCCGGCGTCGACCGGCCCTTTCCCGCCCTGGTCGTCGAACTCGTCCTGCAGTTCGTCGTCGTCGTAGATCAGCATCGTGCACCGGCAGTTGATCACCTCGTGCGGCGCGACCGAGATCGAATCGGCGGGATGCTGCAGCAGGAACCCGCCGACACGGAACGGCTCGTCGAGCGGGCACGTCTGCCCGTCCGCGACACGATGCGACGCGCGGGTGCGGGTGTCCTCGGTCGACAGCCACCGCTTCCACATGCGCAGCCCGGTCTGCTGCTCCACCACGCGCGCCGCCGCCAACTGCCCCGCCGACACCGCGCCGTGCGACTCCGTCCGCGCAATCCGGCGCGCCTTCCACTGCCACTCGTTCAGCGACTCGTCGTGCTGCTCCCACAGATCACGCCGCCACTGTGTGAGCGCCGGCCTATCCGCCGGGTCGAGGTCGGGGTCGGCGAGCTGCGCCTCAACGTCGTTGATCTGCGCCCGCAGCTTCCGCGACTTCGCGTCGATGTTCAGCACCCGGCCGACACGCTCAGTCATCTCGTCGATGGTGACGGCGTCCGACAGCGATTCGAGCAGTTCCGGCCGAATGTCCTCGAACGCGCCCGCCGGCCAGATACGCAGCCGATCAGACACGGCCTCTAGGTATCGCTGCTGGTGCGCGAACGCGCCCTGCGGGTCGCCACGCCGCACCTGTTGGAACGCGTCGCCGAACGCGACCGAGATCGTCGGTAGCACGTTGTTTTCGAGCTGGTCTTGCCACACGCCCCACGTGCGTTGCACGGCGGCGTCGACGGCGTACTCGCCGTCAGCGGTGATGCGACGCGGCACCAGCTCGTCGACGAGCGCGAACCGTACCGCGGTCAACCACTCGGCGATAGCGGCGAGCACGGCGGCGTCGATGCCGCGTTCGGCCTCACGCAGTAGCTGCTGGTGTTCGGCGCGACGCCGACCTACCGGGGCAGACACAGCAGCCGCGCCTGCGCGTCGAGTGCCCGCTCGACGACGTCGGCGTTCCCGGCGGCGATACCCGCGGCGACGATCGCGTCGAGCCGGTCGAGTTGCTGCTGCGCGATCACGCGACGCCGGCCTCGATCAGACGGCGTCGCAGCGCAGCCCGGTCGGGAATGCGTTGCTCGGCGACGAGGTGCCGCACGTACGTCTCGCACACATCGGCGTACGGGTCAGTGTTGCCGTGCAGCACCGCGGGCAATGTGTCCCACGCGCCGCGCAGCAGCACCGGCCAGTCGTCGCCGCACGACAGCAGGTCGACGCGGGTGTGCACGAGGTGTTGCGGCACGCCGTACCGCGGCCCCGAGTTGCGGCCGGACGCCTTCGACCGCATCGACGCAAACTGCAGTGCCCGCACCACAGCGAACATGCACACCGCCTCGATCGCGTCGAGGCTGTCGCGTTGCTGCTGTCCGGTCGTCATAGTGCCTCCGGGTCGATGCGGGCTGCAGGTGGCGGATCGTTGAGGGTGTCGGGTGGCGAGTTGTCCGGCGCCGCGGCCACCGCCGGCCGCTGCTGGTCGGCCGGCCCCTGCACCTCGATCGGCGCGGCCGGTGCGGGTGGCAGTTTCACGCCCATGCCTTCGAGGATCGGCGCCATGACCGCCGGGTTCATGCCCATGAGCGCGATCGCGTTGTCGCGCAGCCACCGCGCGGTCACTTCGCCCTGCGACGGCATGTCGGACTTGCCGAACCCGGACTCGGTCAACGCGACCTCGTCGGACAAGATGCCCCGCTCGTGCAGTAGCTGCGCATCCTTCGACCGGTCCGGGCGCAGCTTCAACTCGTCGTCGTCGAACCACGCGACGAACTCGTGCGCGTTGTTCACGTTCTGCGCGGCGAGCAGCGGCTGCACCAGCTCGGTCGACAGGGTGTGGCACATCGACGTCACGACCGGCGCGACGCCGAACTTCTGCTCGCCCTCGTCGACAGCCCACATCGACCAGTGATTCGCCGACCCGCCGCCGTTGAGCACCATCGGGTCGGAGTCCATGCCGAGCGCGATACGCTGGATCGCCTCGGCGCGCCGCTCGTGCATGTGCGGGTCGAGCGCTTCGCCGAACGTCATGAGATGCGCGATGTCGGCCAGCGACCGGCCGTCCTTGTGCGGAACCCGCGCGACGATCGGCGCCAACGATTCCGACGACCCGCGGTCCTCGACAGCGGTCAGCATGTACGAGTGCAGTTCGTCAGCAAACCCGAGCTGTTTGCCCTCGGCGTCGAAGATCTCGACGTCGTCGGACACGAACAGCAGACCACCGCCGGACGCGAGCCGTGAGTCGATCTGAGCGCCGACGTACTTCGTCATCTGCACCAGCTCACGCAGCACCGGCAGCAGCGACCGCACCGGCGCGTCGGCGTACGCGGACATCTCCGGGTCGGGTATCCACGACCGCGCCAGAATCTCCAACTCGTCGTCGACTTTGCGTGGGGTGACGCCGTCGGTGATCTGATACTGCCCGGCCTGCGAGCCGATCAGTTCGCGCGACGAGTGCATCGACCACAGCAGTTCGCCCGGCCGTTCCGGGTTGTCTCGCGCGTTCAGAATCGACTCGCCGTTGTACTCGATGTGCTGCGCGTACCGGCGTATCTTCTGCTCGACGTCGGCCTGATTGCCGAACAGCTTGTTCGACAGCTCGGCGGCGATGCCCTCGGTGACGCGCAACGGTTCGCCACGATGCCCGGGCGGCATGTGCCCGATGAACAGCCGGCACTGCCCGGCGGCGCGCGCCTTCCGGTCGGCGAGGAACCGCAACTCGGGTGATTCGCGGCGCAGCTCCCACACTTCGGACTGCCAGCGTTCGGCCTGCCGGCGCCGTTTGCGGCGTTGCGGCCGCCCTGACGCCATTTGCTGCGAACCGTGCAGCGGCTCTACCGCCGCGGTGATCGAGTTCTCGCGCCGCACCGACGGCCGGCGCCGGTCCACCTCGTAGCTGGTGATTGTCTGCGCGGTCGGTGCCGCGCGTTTCGCCGCGGCGATCAGGCTCAGCGGCGATGGTTCGGCGTGCCGCCGGACGATCGCGAGTGCCCTGCTGTCAGACCTCGGCATGTGCGTCCCTCACTCAGTCGTCGATCGGGTCGAGCCACCGTGACCCGACACCAGCGACGAGCGATGCGGCGCCCGTTGCAACCATGATGAACCACCACGCCTCGCCGGCCCACCAGTACGCGGCGACAAACGTTGCGGCCGCGACCCACACCGACACGCACCACGCGCACGTGATCAGGTACGCGAACCACTGGTCGGGGCCGTAGCGCAGCACGACCCAGTTGCGCGGCCGGTCGAGGATCGCGTCGGCGATGATCAGGCGAGTGACGCGCCAGACGAACAGGATCGTGAGTAGCAGCGTGAGCGGGTCCATGTGCGGCATGACTGACAGGGTATCCCGCAGACAGCACGCCGCCCCGGAACCCGCGAGGGGTGCCGGGGCGGCAAGGTGCAGCAGGGTCAGGCGAGACCGACCTCGGTCGCGCCGTGCTCGGCCTGCTCCTGCGTGAACTGCTCGTACAGCAGTTGGTCGACCATCTCCTGATACGAGAACCCGCCCACGTATTCGAGGTAGTCCTCGGCGGCGATCTTCGCCTGCTCGTTCCAATCGACGTCGAGCTGCCCGACGGCCCACTCGGCATCGGCGCGCGAGTAGTCCTCGAACATGAGCTGGTCGACGAGTTCGGCGCGGGAGAACCCGCCGACATATTCGAGGTACTGCTCGGCCGACTGCAGTGCCTGCGTCTGCGACACGGTCACCGACGGCGTGTCGACTGTCTCGACGACCGGTGCCTCGGTCGTGGTTTCGATGACCGGCGGGTCGGTCAGTTCGACGGTGGTGTGCGCGGGTGCGGTCGTCGACGGGATGGTGAGCGCTGCCTGTACGTCGTTGCCCTTCACGGTCGCCTCGTCACCTGCGCCGGCCACGCCGCCGACGATGCCGAGTGCGAGCAGTGCGCCGGCGACGCCGCCGAGAACCTTCGTGCGAGTCTTCATGGTCTGGTCTCTTCTCTGTGTGTGCGGATAGTCGATGTCTGGTCGACTCGGCGCCGGCGCAACCTGTGCGGGTGGTTGCGCCGGACCGGGAACGATCAGCGTGCGATCGCGATGGGTTCGCCGACGAACTGCCAGCCGCTGACGGTGTCGTCCCACACTGCGCGGGTGCCGTCGTCGAACGCGACCTCGGCGGGGTCGACGGTGAAGTCGGTCAGTCGCAGCCGGTCGAGGATCGTCGCGTAGTCGTGATCGGTGCGGCCCTGACGTACGCCACGTTCGGCGTATGCGCGGATGACGGTCACGAGCGCGACGGGGTCGACGTCGTTGTTCCGTGCGGTGTCGAGCATGCCGGCGCGCAGCCAGCGGCCCGGGCCGGTGTACTCGATGCTGTGCATGATGCGTGTGTAGTGCGCGTCGACGAGGTGTTCGGCGGCGAGTTCGGCGTATGCGGCGTCGAGTGTCGGGTCGAGGTCCGAGTCGGTGTAGCTCATGGGTTCTGGTCCCTTCGGCTGGTGCGGGGCGCCGTGGTGGCGCCCCGCGGGGTGGTCAGTTGACGGCTTGGCAGTTGGCGAGCTTGACGTATCGGACCGGCCCTTTGCCGTCGGCGCGGATCACGAGCACGTGCACTCCCGTCTTGCTCGGTTCGAGTACCCGGTATACGACGCCCGACTTGCTGCGCAGCGTGGTCGCGTTGAGCATCTTGGCGTGCTCGTTGGCGGCGTTGCGCGGGTAACGGTCGGTCATGCCGGTGAACTCGCGACCGCAGCTGCACGAGGTGCCGCCGGCGATCGGGGTGAGGGTGTGTGTGGTGTGTGTGGTGTGTGCGGTGCTGGTCATGTCCATGACTGTAGCCTCATCACGAGGCTATTGCAATACTCGGCGGGAATCGAACACACCCGACCCGATCGCCCACCCGACCCGGTCGCCTTCCACATGCCACCCGAACCGCGACCACTCGCCCTCGTCGCGCAACGTCACCCGAGTGCCGGCGCGGCCCTGGTGTGCGGCGAACAGTCCGTCGCCGGTCGCGAAGTAGCGGCTACCGTCGGGCAGCTCGACGACGGTGTACGCGTCGCGGGTCTCGCCGAGGTAGTGCTTGAACTCGTGCACCTGCTGCCCGCCGACCGAGAACGTGTACCGGTAGCCGATCAGCACCTCGAACGCCGTGCCGACGATCGGGTCGGGTACGCGACCGAAGATCAGACTCGCGTCCTGCGGTTCGGCGCGCGTCTTCTCCGTCATGTCCGTTGCCGACACACCGACATCGACCATCTCCGGGCTGCCGTACGTGACCATCGTTGTGCTCATTCTTTCAACCACTCCTCGTGCTGTTTCTGCGCGCGCTCGGCGAGCGCGGCCTGTTGGTCTGCGATCTCGCGCCGGTAGTTGCGTCGCGACACGCTCAGCGCCACAACGAACACGCCGGCGAGCACAATCAGCGTCGACACAACGACGACCGCCCAGTCGATCGCCGCCAGCCACGCCCCGACCTGCCCGGTCGCGATCAGGATCAACGGCACACCGATCCCGAAGTACCTGCGCGGATGGTTGCGGATCGCGCGCGGCACAGCCTCGAAGAACGCAGCGAGCGCCCTGAACATGCGTGAGAACGGGTCGGGCCGGCGGGCCGGCGTGAGGTCGACGTGCACTGCGGGCGCATCCTGCACGTCGACGCGGTGGTTTCCGTTGGGGTAGCCGAGAACTTTCGTCAGCCGACCGCCGTGGTCTCGCACCAGCGCGCACACCTCGCGGCCCTCAGCCTTGGCATGCTCGACGATCTTCGCCACGAACTGCTGTAGCTCGACGTTCGGCGGCAGGTCCGGCATCTGCGTTCCCGACCGGTCGATGAACTCGACGAGGTCGGTGATCGGCCACCGCGCGACGGTGTCTTTGCGGCCGAGGTTCGGGTCGAACAGGACGCCGCCGCCGGCGAGGTGCGCGGCAGACTGCGCCTCGTGCTGCGCCGACATGACGGCGGCCCGCGCCTCACGCTGCGCGGCCCACTCACCTGCGAGACGCCGCCGCTCGTTGACTTCGGCTTGCTGTATCAGGCCGTTGACCCGCTCCCTAATCGCGTCAGTCACTACCTCGCCGGGTGTGTACCGCGCGTCGATCCCCTCGCCGTTGCGCAGCGCCTCCCAGAACCGCGACGATGCTGCGATCAGGTGCCCGCGGTCGTCGAACCGTGCGACCTCACTGCCGACGCGCACGACCGCAGCGATCCGCGGCACGTCGCGCAGATCGCGGGCACTGCCCGGTCGTGCGACACCCGCACCGCCGGCCGGCGGGACACTCCCCCGCCAACGGCCCGCCGGCCTCGGTTGGTATCCGGCCATGTCACGCCCTCTCGTCGAACAGTAGGAACTGATCGCCGGCCGGTGTACGCACTGTGCGGCGTCGCCGCCGGCGCGGCGGTATCGGCGCCGCTGACACGATGATGTCAGCGGTCGACGCGAGTGTCGGCGACACGACGAGTTCGCCGGTCGGGCTGCGGTGGCTGGTGAGCATCGCGACCATGCCGCGGCCGGTGTAGCCGGTCACCTCGTCGAGGTCACCGCCGAACCACGACACACGCGCGAACGACGTCGCGGTCATCGGGCTGCCAGCTTCTCAGCGCGGCGAATGACGACCGCGGTCAGCTCGCCGGTGGTCATTCCGGGGTTGCGGCGCACCTCGCGTTCGATCAGCTTCGCGCACAGCTCGGTATCGGTGCCGTTGGCGACGATGTTGTCGTGCCCGACGCGGCCGACGATGCGGCCGGCGGCCGCGGCCTCGGGTGTGTACGGCCAGTGCCCGGTGCTGTCGGCGTGGTCGCCGGCGTCTTCGATGTCGGTCTCGCCGCATACTTCGCAGGTGGGGAACATGTGCGGGTGTCCTCTCGGTGGTGGTGGGGTGGTCGGTCAGCTACGGCCGTTGTGGCGGACGCGCACGAGGTAGTAGCCGCCGGCGAAGTATCCGGCCCAGTCGTTCGACGGTCCGACGACGCTGATGCGGTTGGTGCGCGCCTTGACGTCGACGAGGTCGGCAGGCTTGGCTTGTCCGCCGCTGTTCACGAGGGGCAGCTCGCCGGTGATCGCGAGGATCTGCTCGGCAGTCTTGGGGTTGTCGCGGTCGGTGCCGGCGAGCGCGGCGATGACCAACTCGGCGGCCTTCGCGTAGTTGGCGTCCGACTCGGTCATGGTGAGCATCTGCTGTGCGGTCATGCCGTAACTGTAGCCTCATGACGAGGCTACGCGCAAGCGTTCAGGATGCGCGTCGCCGCACACCCGAGAACTGCCCCGACCCGCGCGCCCCCTGCTGCCGGCCACCCGACGGCCGGGCGATCGTCGTCTGCGAATTGACCGGCGGCAGAACCTCGGTCAGCGCGTACACGTTCGCGTCGAGCGCGCCCGGCGACCACGTCGACCCGGGCTGCCACAGCCGCCACTCATTCGTCAGGGTCGTCAGGTCGGCGAGCTGCGCGAAGTACACGCGGTGCGTGAGCACGGCCTGCGCGATCGGTTCGGCGCGCAGCACCTTCGACACGCGCGCCGACACACCTTTCACGTACGGGCAGTTCTCCGTCGCCGGTATGACGTTCTCGCGTTGCAGGTCGGCCCACGCCTGCGAGATCAGCACAGCGACCATGCCGCCGCCGTAGTTCTTCTCGTACACGATCGTGCCGGCGCGGTGCTCGTGCGCGACCTCGCACACCCGGCGCGCCCATTCGAGCGGCCCGAGGATCGCAGTGTGGTCGGCGAGCACCCACGCGGTGCCGTCGCCGTCGACACCGGCGACCGATATGCCGACGGTGTCGTGCTTGTCGCCCTCGCCGCCGGACGGGTCGACACCGACCACGACCTGACGCAGCTCGTCGCGGGCTGGTGCCGGCGCGGTGTGGTTGCGTATCGCGGTCTCGGTGAGCAGCGCAGTCGTCGCGTCGGACGGCACACCCTGCGACATCGCCGCCCAGTCACGCGCCGTCGACATCGCACGCTTCTGTGCCCACCACGCGAGCAGTCCGTCGACGTCGTCCGGGTCGAGCAGCGGGTGTGTGAGTGGTTCGCCCGGCGCCCGACCGAGCGGATCAGGATAGATGCCTCGAACCCGGTCCTCGGGCATCGCGATCGCCGGCAGATGCACAACGTTCCACTTGCCGCCGTCCTCGACGCGGCCGTCGCGGGCGAGTAGCCGGCCGGCGAGGTCGTCCTCGTGCCAGCGCGTCATGACGAGCACTTCGCGGTACGTCGGCGACTTACGCTGCGACCACACCGAGCTGTACCAGTCCCACACGAAGTCACGCTGATTCAGCGACTCGGCCTGCGCGCGCGATATGAACGGGTCGTCGATGATGCCGAGGTCCATCGGCTGCCCGGTGAAGTTGCCGCGCAGACCACGCGACCGCAGACTGCCGCCGGCGCGTATCGACCAGTCCGATTTCGATCCCTCGTCGGCGGCCAGGTTCAGGCCGTACCCGGCGCCGTACTCCTGCACGAGCGCCCGCACCGCAGCACCGTTACGGCGTGCCAACCGTTCCTCGGCCGACGCGTTCAGGATGCGGTCACGCGGCCGGCGGGTCATCCACCAGAACGGGAAAAACACGGATACGCGCGTCGACTTCCCGACCTGCGACGGCGTCCAGATCATCGTCTGCGACTGCGGCGTCGCGAGCATGTGCGTCAGCGCGTTGTCGATCACTTCGAGGTGCGGCCGCTGCACCTGTGTTGCTGGTTCGAGTAGCGTCGCCAACTGCCCGGGCGATGACGCGTCACCGAGCGGTATGTCGAGTCGGGCGCACAGCTCGGCGAGCTGCCGTGCCTGCACGATCTTCCGCAGCCGCTCGGAATGCACGGTCACCGGGTTACGCCTCGGCTTGCGCGGCGAGCTGCTGCAGCGTCGTCAGGTCGCTGACGTCGACGCCCTTCTCTTCGGCGTGACCGGTGAGCAGCGCGGTCAGTCGGATGATCTCGCGGTCGACGGCGTCGACGGTCGTGACGGTGACCTCGTGACGTTGCGGCTGGTCGACACCGAGCAGACGGTTCAGCCGGTCGATCGCTTCGAGCGCGACACGCGCCGACCGCGCAGCGGCGAGCGGATCGGCAGGGTTCGTCGCGATCTTCATGTGCGTTTGCAGGATCGCCTCGATGCGCTGCAGTTGCAGCTCTAGTGCCTCGTCTGCGAGTTCGGCGCGTTCCTGCGCGCGTAGCCGCAGTTCCTTCTGGATCTGACGGTAGATGCCGGCGTGACTGCGCACGCCGAGTTCCTTCGCGATCTCTTGGTAGGTGTGACCGCGCAGCCACATGTCGACCATTCGTCCGCGGCGCAGATCGTTCGCGGCGTCGACGCGTTTCGATGTTCCTCTCGGCAT